AACGCGGATTACTCGCCCTACTCGACGGACGCGATCGGCGACCACAACCCGGACGGCACGTGGGCGCACTGGTCCAAGACCGTCGCCGGGCAGCGCGTCCCGGCGCGCGTCACGAAGACCTACCTCGACGAGAACCGGCCGAGCCTCGACGGTTTCGCCGATGGGACCGGCGTCTATTCAAGCTCGTACGAGCACACCGATACAGGCTGAAGGAGCGCGAGAATCATGCCCAACTTCTACAACGGCATCCCGAGCAACGTCACCGAGCCCAGCGCGACGATCATCGGCGCCACGAACCTCACCCCGATCACCATTCAGACGAGCGCCGCCCACCTCATGTCCGACGGAGACAGGGTGGCGATCAATGGCGTACGCGGCAACACGGCCGCTAACTCGCCGTACAGCCCCTTCACGCCCTGGACGATCACGTTCGTGGACGCGACTCATTTCTCGTTGAACGGGAGCGTGGGCAACGGAGCTTACGTGGACGGTGGCATCGCGGTCGACGTGAGCCTGAACGCGCCCTCTGCGCTTCCGAGTACGGGAGACCCGCCAACGGTCGCCTCGGTCAACGTAGCATTCGAGAATCTGCACGATCGGACCCAGTTTCTCTGGGAGCGCCTCATCCTTCTAGACTCCGTCTTCGCCCCACAGGCACTCATCAACTGGCACCCGCAACAGTGGCTTGCCGCGGACCCCGGCACGAGCGCGACGGCCGTGGTTGAGCTCAAGACCACGAACCTACGAGTCGACAACTCGGCCGACTGCTTCTACTCGCCGACATTCCGGACGTGGTTCGCCCTCGGCGTGGACACGAACGACATCTTCCTCATGGGAGACGAGGGTTACCTGGAGAAAGCGACCACGGGCGTCTCGCACAAGTACACACACGGCGTGGAGAGCAACGGGAAGATCCTGCTCTTCTCGAGCGCGGACTTCACCACCGGCACGATCGACTTCGAGCGCAGCAACGGCTCCCTCTCGGCCTGGGGTACCGTGTCGATCGCAAATCCCGGGTGGACGCACGCGACCATTCAAGACAGCGTCGTGCTCGCCAACGGTCACGTGATGCTCATCGGCGGGACACTCGGCGGCGGATTCGACGCGCTCCGGTCCTGGACGTCGACCGACAACGGCACGACGTGGACGGCGCACAGCGTGCACACGATTTACACCGGCGGCCCGCAGTATCTCGCGGGGATCTCGGTCGGGAAAACGCAGCGTGTCTTCGCGTGGCTCTACGACACCGCGGGAGCGAACGGCGGAGACATCATCTTCTACACGGACAACGAGGGCGCTTCGTGGACGGCGACGAGCGCAATCGCACACGGGAACATCCGCGACGTCATCTATGTGAGCGGGTTCGACCGCTACCTCGTGCTCACGACCGCGGGTTACGCGCTCACGACGGACCCGACAGATCCGACGCTCTACGACTGGAACACGAGCGTGGAAATCTTCGCGGCGGCGACCGACGGTCAGAATATCGTCTACGCGCAGATCGACACGGTGACGGGCTCGACGCTGGTCAAGGTGTCCCAGGACATGCTCACTAGCTCGTGGGACGCGCATCGGGATACGCACGCGCCCGTGTACTTCGTCGCGTACGGCGCGATCCCGAACCAGTGGAGCCAGTTTGCGACACTCGGTGCGTATGCGTTCCGCGCGTCATCGAAGGTGATCGCGTGATGCTAGGGACAACACCACGCGGCCCCGAGCGCCTGGCACGCGCCACCATCGGTGGGACGTTTGCCGCTCGCGCTGAGCGTCTGGCAGTATACGTAGTGCAGCCCCGGGAACCCGCTCTCCGTGCAGCTCGCGTCGCCGACCAGGCCAGAGCACGCGCACCCGCTCGGGCAGTCGAACCCGATCCCGGAGTCGACGGGCACCGGCTGGCAGCACGCGCACATGGAGCCCGCGCAGCACTTGTGCGAGCCGAAAGGGCACATGTTCCCGCACGCGGGCGCCCAACACGTGTCCGCGGCGCCACCGTTGCCCGGCGCGTCCCCAGCGTCCTTCGGAGCTCCCCCGGATCCCACCATGGCCCCACCAGCCCCGGGCGTCCCCGAGTCCTCCTGCACCACACTCGCCCCGCCGGCACCGAGCTCCGCCACCCCGCCGCCCCCGGGCGGCTCCCAGTAGGCTTCCCCTCCGCTCCCGAGCGCTCCGTCGGGCACCGACTCGTCCGCCTGCCCCGCGACCTGGTACGTCCCGAAGTCCGCCCCAATGACCGTGGAGCATCCGCACAGGGTCGTTACCACGACGAGAAGCCGCCGCATTCTTCCCAGGGTATCCACCCGCGCACCGCTGCGCCACTGAACGAAGGAACTGCCCATGTCTTGGCTCGATAGGTTTTTCGCCGGTCTCGATGTCTCTTGGAACGGCACTCCTCAGACGGCGCGGCCCTTCGTTAACTTCATCGGCGCGGGCGTCTCCGTCGCCGACAACCCGGGCACGGAATCGACGGACGTCACGATCGCGGGAGCCGATTCGATCCTGTCGAATACGTTCTTCGTGGACCCCGGATTCGTTCCTGAGGTCACCGCTTCGGACGGGTCCATACAGCTGCCGTTCACCAGCGTCAGCGCCGCGGCGCAAGCTATCGACGCACTCGGTCCCAATGCGGGAGGGCTGATTCTGGCATTGCCTGGCGATTACTTGGGCGACTCGTTCTCGTGGGCGGGCACGGGCAGTCCGCCCCGGAAGCTCTCGGTAGTGGCGCTCGCCACAAGCCTCGATGCTGCCGCGACACTACTCGGGACGATCACGACGAGCGGGATCGGCGTTGTCTCGCTTCGGGGTGTGTCGTGCACGGTCGCGGGGAGTGGACCGATCTTCGCGGAGAACTGCGCGCTTACGGGAACGGGAACGGGCGATATCACGCAACGAGACGGAACGTTCCAAGGGACCGGCGGCGCACTGGCACTGACAGACGTCACCACCAACACGATCACCGGGTGCACGTCGCTCGACGCGCGAGGCGGAGAGATCGACGGCGCGGGAACGATCATCTCGTGCAGTGGTACCGCGGTCAGTCTCCGCGGTACGAAGGTAGGATCAGCGAGCACAATCGTCTTCAGCGGTTCCCCTGGGGTTCTCACCGTGGACGCGACGAGCAACTACTACTTCAAGCAAGGCAGCGAGACGCTCACGAACGGCTCGAAGACGATCGCCGGCGATCTCACCGCGTGATCGTTTCGGTCCTGACATGCGACCGATCGCCGTCGTACATCGAGGGCACGCTAGCATCGCTGCGCGCCACGGCCCACAATGTCGAGCCGCGCCTCTTCCGCGACGAATGGGACCGCGGCATTCCTCCAGAACAGCGGCTCACGCTTTCGTTTCGGCGAGCGCTTCTAGAGTCCGACGGCGACGCGCTGATCGTCGAAGACGACGTCGAGTTTCTCCCGGGGTGGCCAGCGATGCTTGCCGCTTCGGCGACGCGAGCCCGCGAGCTCTACGGCGACCGCTTCTTCCTAGCGCTCTACTGCCCCCACCTACTCGTGGGAGACCGAATCTCCCGCTACCGCGAGCGAAGCTTCTTCGGCACCCAGGGGCAGCTAGTTCCGGACGCCGTTCGCGTCGAGCTCGCGGATTACCTCGAACGCCATCGCGTCGAGACGACGGTCGACACGCTGATCGCTCGCTGGGCCGCCGCCGCTGGCGTTCCCCTTCTCGCCACCGTCCCGTCCCTCGTGCAGCACGTCGGCCGCGTTTCCTCGCTCGGGGACGCCTTCCACGCGAGCCCGATGTGGCCCCGCCCCGGGTAAGTCAAGCGGAATCATGGGGTCTCTAGCCCCCTAGCCGGGACGGGGGCCGGAGCGTAGACTGGGGGCCATAACCCCCGATGGCCGGCATCCTCGCGAATAGCCTCTCCCACCAGATGGTCGACGGGGACACCTCCCCCGTCAACGTCGTCGCCGGCTACGTGAGCGGGCAGGTCGTCACGCTCTCCGTCACGCCCACGGGGTCGACCTACCAGTGGACGCTCTCCAATCCGTCCACGTCGAGCCGCACGCGTCCCCCGGCGCTCTCGGACATCCAGGGAGCGACGCCGACGTTCACGCCCGACGTCGGCGGCTTCTACATCCTGACGTGCCTCGTCGACGGCGTGACGTCGTACACGCTCACGCTGGACGTGCTCGACGTCGCGCAGCCGGTGAACATTCCGGCGCTGCTCGGGCAGGAGGTTTCGGAGAGCGCCGTCGCATCGCCGCCCGGTGCCGCGCTCACTGTCTTCAAGTCGAAGGAGCAGGGGATACACGTCACGAAGGATTCGGCGGGCGCGGTCGTTGCCTTGGGCGCGGGCTCGTGGGCTTCGTTCTCTGCAACTGTCACCTTCGACGTGGACCCGTTTGCGCTCGGCAACGGCTCGATCTCCACGTGGTGGAAACGGGCCGGAGACGAGCTGTGGATCAAGCTCGGCTTCGAGCAGGGCTCCACGACGACTCCCGACTGGACGACCATCACGATTGAGTTCCCGACGGCAGCGGGAGCACTCGTGGCCGACGGCACGAAGCTCGTCCTCACCGAAGAGACGTTCTACACGTACGCAATCGCCGGATCGACCGGGGGCGCAGGTCTAGCGGCTACGGGCACGCCGACGTCTGTCTTGATGATTCTTCCGGTGGCGCTCACGTCGGGACAGATCTTGATCGCCGAAGTGCACGTGCCGGTGAAGGCGGCGCCGTGAACCAGTGGATGGTCGCGCAACGGGCGACGGTGGCGCACGCGCTTGCGGCGGCGGATGTCGAGCTTTTTCAGGACGACGGTGGCGGGATCCCGGCGAACGCCATCGTCGACGACACCGACGCTTCCGTGATTGTCGACGACACCGACGCCTCCGATCTCGTGGACGGATGAAGGACGTTTCACCATGACTACGTACAAAACAACCGAAGCGCTACCGCGACAGAATTTGCGCGGCGTCATCATCGCAAACTACGCGACGACTGCGGCGCTGGCCGCCGGCACCTACTCAAACGGCACGCTCGGAGTCGGCGCAACCTTCACCATCACCGCGCACGGCGCACTCGCCGCGATCGACGGACAGACGCCAGCAGCGAACGACATCGTGCTCGTCAAAGACCAGGCAAGCGGCCTCCAGAACGGCATCTACACGGTTACGACGCTCGGCGATGCCGGCACGTCGGCGGTTCTGACCCGCATCACGGCGGCGGACACGGCGGCGAAGATTGCTGGCTGCAACGTAGCGGTCGCGCTCGGCACAGCGAACGCGAACAGCGCGTGGACAATCAACCTGGCCGCGGCATCGATCACTGTCGGCACTACGGCGCTCACGTTCGCGAATCCGCACACGAGCGCGACGGCGCCGGCAGATATCGCCTATCCGGCAACCGTAGGTACTTCTCCTCACCTGACTCGTCGCGATCATATGCACCAACGCGGTCGCAGCGCCGCGACCTTCGGATTCCGGTGCGACTTTTCTGCGCCCAATACGGCTAACTTCGTTTCGGCGGTGCTCTATGTTGGGACGATGGGCGAGGTCGGGTGGGTGGCCACCAACGCAAATGCGGCGACCGGACTAACTATTGGCACGAATACGGCGACGGAGGTGGGGCTGTTGTTGCTGTCGACTGGCGCGAACACTGCGGGAAGTTGCACGGCGATCTCCGGATCGACCGCTCCCAGCGGCACCAGCGTCACGCCAACGAGCGGAAATCCGATGTGGTTCGAGGTCAAGTTCGCGCTTGCGGACGCAGTCAGCGGGGCCGTCGACAGCTACAAGATCATCGTAGGTCTCAGCGACACGCTGAACGGTGCTCCGGCAAATGGTTTCTGGGCGGAAGTCGACGCGAACGCGGACACGCATATCCTGGTCAAGACGTGCAGCGGTGGCGCCGGAAACGTCGTTACCGCGGTGACGTCCACTGTCGTGATGGGCACGGCGACCTATCACATCTTTCGCGTCACGAAGGCAGCCGGCACAACCACGTGCAACATCTACATTGACGACATGGTCAACCCAGTCGGCACCGGCACGATGCCGACCAATATCATGTGGCCATGCCTAGAAATCACTAAGAGCGCGGGCACGAACGCACGGCGCCTTGAGGTCGATTGGTTCGACATGGACTACTCATGGGCCACGCCAAGAACATAGCCGGACTAGCGCTGCTGCTCGCCGCATGCGGAGGTTCTTCATCACACGCGGCATCGGTAGACCTAGCCACGGACTCGGGAGCGCCCACCGAGGCGAGCTGCGACCTCCACACGGCCTACGCGGGCGACGATGCGTGTCTTGTGCCACCCACCGATCCAAGCGTCGTGCAGTTGCGCTACGGCCCCGATAACTACGACAACCCTGCCGCGCTGGAGAGGTTCATTCTTCAGCCCGGTCAGGAGACGCTGACGTACGAGGTCGTCGGCGTTCACGATGCGATCTTCATCGCCGGTTACGACGTGAGCGAACGCTCCGGGATGCACCATCTTGGCCTTTACAATGCTTCGATCGGCGTGACCGATGCGTCGAGCGCGCTCATCAACCCGGCTCTTTTCCTCGCGCAAGCTCCTCGGGAATCAGTCGAATTCGGAGCCATCGCTCCGGAGCTCGACGGGGCGGCGATTCACTTACAGCGCGACGCTTTCGTGGTTGCGGCACATGCGATCAATACGGGGAACGCGCCAACGCTGGTGGAAGCGTGGATCAACTTGCACATAGTGGCGGTATCCTCGAAACCTCTGTCAGCTCTGCAATTTGCAGGAGGACTGGGGATGGCGGTTCCTTCGGGAACCAAACAGACCATCAAGGCGTCCGTCGTGGCGGGTCTTCCGATCGACGTTGTGCAGCTTGCCGGACACTTCCACGCCCACACTACCGAGGAGCGCGTCTCGTTCAATGGCGCGCAGGTCTATTCGGCGAAGACATGGGAGGAGCCGGAAGTCGCTTGGTTTACGAGCACGACGACGCCGCTCCGCTTCGCCGCTGGCGACTCGCTCTCCTGGGAATGCGACATCAACAACACCACGGCCGCGACGCTCCGGTATGCGAACCAGGTGCAGACGGCGGAGATGTGCAACGTCGTCGGATTCGTGACCGGTCAAGCGTCCTGGTCCGTTTCTGTGAAGTGAAAGGACTCCCTCATGAACCTCAACGAACACAAGCTAACCATCGCCCTCGCGGTCCTCACTGCGGGCGCGGCCTCATTCCTGCCCTACTTCCCACACGTGTCGGCCGGGCTCGCCGCGTCGATCATGGGCTTCCTCGGCACGGTGAATTCCCTCGTGCAGCGATATTCGATGCCGCCGCTGGGGAAGGAAGCGCCGAAGGTGCAGCCGTGAGGCGCTGGTTTTGGCTGCCGCTCCTCGCGCTCGGTTGCTCGCCGTCCCAGTGGAAGACGGTCACCGACATCGCCGACGACGTGACGAAGATCGCGCAAGTGCTTTGCTTGGCCGATCACGCGAAGGCCGCCAACGCCCGCGCCTTCTCGGTCAAGGGCGCCTGCCAGACCGTGGAACAGCTAGCTCCTTACATCGAACAAGCTAAGAACGCGGCACCGAGGGCGGCATGCGCACACTAGCTTGGATGGCGCTTGCGGCGATGAGCTCGACGAGCACCTGCAACGCGCAGCCCGGTCTCGCGCCTGCCCCGGCTCCGGTTGTCGCTCCCGCGCCTCCGCCTCCTCCCGTCCAGAATCCCGACGACTGCTCGACGGCGTGCGCTCAGGCTCAGTCGGCATGCACGAACCCGCTCGACGAAGCGCACTGCGTGGCCGTCTGCGAAGCCGCCGCGAAGAACCTTTCGGCGCCCGGGATCGACTGCATCGCCAAGGTCACGACCTGCAACGTGGAGTGCAAATGAAGATCACGACGTCTCTCCCAACGACTCATCCCGATGGCTCTGTGTCGTTCGTCACGACCGTCAAGCCCGCGCCGGTAGCGCATCCGGTTCCCGCTCCTGCCCCGACTCCTACGAAAGCGAAGGCCATGCTGATCCAAGTTACGAATCACTCGACCGTCATCGGTCCCGCCGAGTTCCTCAACATGGTGACGGCGTGTGCCGCGCAGATCCGCGACGAGTTTGCGACCGCATGGGAAAAGGTGCCGCCTACCGTGGAGGCGAATCTGAACGGTGTCGAGGATCCGAAGGCGTATCAGATGGGCATCTTCGACACGTCGGACCAGCCCGGGGCGCTTGGCTATCATGACACCGACGCGCAAGGTAAGCCGCGCGGGTTCGTGTTCGCGAAGACGACGAAAGAGGACGGCGGGAACGTCTCGACGACGCTTTCGCACGAGCTCTGTGAGATGGTGCTGGACCCGACGTGCACGCTGTGGACGCAGACGAACGACGGGAACATGCGCGCATTGGAAGCGTGCGACGCCGTCGAAGCAGACGAATATGAGAAGGACGTCGGCGGGACGAAGATCAAGGTGAGCAACTTCCTTTTGCCGTCCTATTTTTCGTCGGCCGCAACTGGACCCACCGACTACTTGAACAAGCTGAACGGGCAGATCGCGCCGGCCAGAACTCCCGGAGGTTACGACATCCTGATAGACACGAGCGGGCAGGCGTCGCAGGAATTCTCGCGGCACATGGCGTCGCTGTCTCCGGCGAAAGCGGCGATGAAGGGCCATTCGGGATCGCGGACGTCGCGGAGGACGCGGAAGCCGTGAGGGCACTCGTTCTTGCCGCCGTCGCCCTCGCCTTCGTCGGCTGTTACGGCATTCCCGGCCCCAAGACAGGGCCTGGGACCGAGATGCCGTGTGGCGCCCTTCGCGTCTCGTGCATGCCGTTCGACTCCACTCACACGTGCTGCGACGAAAATTACCACTGCTCGATGAGCGGCTGCGATTCCGACATGCCGATCGGGGACCTCGGGATGAGGAAGCCGGTGAAGCGAACGGCGGAGCCATGAAACTCGCGCACCGCTCTCGCTCGTTCTCGTTGCTCGGCGTCGTCATCCTGTTCGGCGTCGGGCTGTTCGAGGACTGCCGCGCGTTGTGGCGGGAGCGGCGAGCATGACCTTCCCCTTCGACTCAATCCCGTTCGTCCAAGCGCGCCACTGGACTTGGGTTTCACCGAACGAGCCGCGCGTCGCAAATTTGCTTTGCGTGCACTCGATGGAAGCGCCCAACAAGCCGACCACCGCTAGCTCCGTGGCCGGCTGGTTCGCGTCGTCGGGAGCGCCGCAAGCATCCGCCCACGTCTGCGTCGACCAGTCGCACGTCATCGGATGCGTCGAGCCACAGCACATCGCGTGGGCGTGCGGGGCGGCCAATTGGGACACGTACTCAGTAGAATTGGCCGGCTACGCGCGCGAAACCCAGCCCGAGTGGCTCAGCATACCGAACATGTCGATGCTCCGGTTAGCGGCCATCCACATGGCGAAAGCGGCGACGTTCTTCGGCTTGCCACTCGTCATGCTCGACGAAGAGCAGACGGCCGCGTGCTTGCGAGATTCGCTCATCCGTCAGAAGCACATCACTGGCACCCTCAGCGGCCTAGTCGGTGGCGTCACGACTCACGCGATGTGCAACGGCGCATGGCGGAACGGCGGGCTGTACGGCCTGCCTCCCGCGCATGGCGACATCTCGCACACGGACCCCGGCGATGGCTTTCCGCTGGCCGAGTTCGTCACGTTGATGCAACCGGCGGAGGTCGAGCCGTTCCCGTTGCCTCCCGAGCCTGCCGCATGAGCGCCGCACGCTTCCTCCACGAGCTCCGCGAAAAGGCCGCGAACGCGCGTGCCCACATCGAGACGTCCACGAAGGCGTACGACAAGGACCCGCGCTCGATTCGCGTGGACCTCATCGCGATCATTCGTTCGCTCTCGGAATTGGTGACCATGCTGGACTCCGAGCTTGAGCAGTTCACGCCGGTCGAGATCGCGAAGTCGTCGGAGTCGTCGCACAAGTTTCGCGCGGTGACGGCGGATCTCGTGAAGGCGGCCGAAGAGGCGAAAGGACGGAAGCTGTGAGCCCCACCGATACCGGTTTCGTCACCGGCCTCGTCATGTCCGCCACGGCTGTTGGCGGCCTGCTCGTCAAGTACGGGCCGTCTGTGTGGCGCACGGTCATACAGCGACCGGAGCGACCGCCCGAGCCGCCTTCTTATATGAACGTGCCCGCGTATAAGCGCAGCATGTCCCCGTCCTCAGTGGCGGCCGTCGTCGTCGAGAAATTGCAGGAGCAGGAAGAGGAGCGCACCGAAGCGCACCTGGCTCGCCAAAGCCTGATCGAACAGACGAAGCAGACGGAGCTACTTCGCCAGCTCGTGTCCGGGATTGCTGCGCTCCCGCAACAGCTCAACACCGTCGCCGACGACCTGCATGAGGACATCCGCTCGACCCGTCATGAGATCCGTAGCGACGCTGGCGCGATCCACTTGGAGATCGCTGGCCTGTCTGGACCGGAACGATTCCGTCAAGTGCAGGGGTTGATCGCACAGCGGGAACTTGGGTCGGACCCGCTGGCGCCGCCGAGACGGAGAATGCCGTCGCGGCCGGGTGGCGAGTGACCGCATTCGTAGCCCCCGCCCGTCCTCGGTCGGAATTGCCCCCTGTTGCGCTACGGCGTGGCAGGGGGCGTTTTGCGTTCGACGGCTACCAACTCCGCCAGCTTCCCGTACGCCTTCCCGCACGGGCACCAAAGCAGGTACGCGCGCAGCTCCGGCGTGAGGCGACAGCACGGCGTGACGAGGTCTCTCTCTGCGATGACACCGCGGCAGGCGCGGACGAGACGCGGCAGGTCGGTCACTCCCCGCCCCGGCCCGACTTGGGGAGGATGCGGGTCAAGTCTCCCCCAGCCACTCGGCAAGCATCGCTCCGCCCATCCCGAGCGCGATCCCGCCGAGCCACAGGAACGAGTGAGCATGAAGGAACATACCGGAGCCGCTGAGGACCCAACCGATACCGGTCATGATGAGAGAGCGCCTTAGCATCACGTCCCCCCTTCGCCGCCGGCAAGCTCAAGTGCCGCTGTCTCGGTTGATGATTGCCAGCCACTTATCGCGGCGCTTTTGAGCCTCGCGACATTCCGCGTAATAGAGCTCCGTGACCACTCGCCTTGCCGCGGACCTCGCGATGGCATGCAGCGGCGTCCCTGGGGTGCAACGCAGGAGCATTACCAGACTGTCGCCGAACGTCATGTAGCTCACTTGGGTTCTCCTTCGCCGCCGGCAAGCTCGCGGAGGAGGTCCAGCATCGGAATGAACTCGTCGACTCGCATCGTCAGTTTCATCGGTATCGATGGGTCCTGTGCGCAGAGTTCGCGAGCCCATGCCTCGTATGCGGGCGCCTGAGAGACGACCCGCAACGCCTCCATCGCACGCCCCAGTTGCGAGCGGAGAGCGGAGATTTCGACATCGCGCTTGTGGATGGCGGAACGGACGGCGACCGTGAGGCCCGGCGCTCCCCCGGCAGTCGCGGCCTGCAAGGCGCGGATCCGTTCGCAGATGTCTTCGACGTCGGTGTCACTTGGCATCGGGACATTCAGCGATTCGGGCATCGGGTCATCCTCCAAGAGTGGAGCGCGCCGCAGGCATAGCAGCGCCAGTAGTCGGCGGCCCGGTGGACGGAATGCTTCACGGGGCGGGGCTGGTCTTTCATAGATCGGCGCCACCTTGTTCCAGCACTTTCGTGCAAGCATCGGCACACTCGTCTGCAGCGTCTCGCGCGGAGTGCCCGACGGGCACATGCGCACGCAGTCCCACGATCGTGCCCAGGGCGCGCGCCAGCATCATTCGCAGCTCATCGATACGGTCATTTTGCTCGTTCAAAGCGTGACCGATTTGCGTGTCGCTCCAGTCGAGCGGGTCACCGCTATCACATCCAGAGGCATCACACGGCATGAGGCCCGCGCGTCGGATCGTTTGCTCGATGCGCTCCTGCCACCGAGCACCTTCCTCGTCTTCGACCATGTCGATCTCTTGCTGAGTCAACGGATTGCCTCTTTCTTGTCGGGGTCTTTTCGGATAGCGAGCACACGTTGCTTCACGGCCGCGACTCCTTCCCGCGTTGGCGTCTCTCGCGTGCTCTTTTTGCTTCCACCTGTCTTTTCGCATCGACGCTAGTTAGGTGTTCGTCGAATTCCGCGCCAGCCTCCTCCCAGGAGTAGACGCCCCCGTTCACCGTGTGCCAGCCGCAAATGCACTCGATGAACGGCTTATAGTAAGGCTCTCCGGGGCCGCCGACGTAGCAAACGCATTCGGGCCCGTGTGACTTCTTCTCGCTCATCGGATTGCCTTTCTCATGTCGGGCTTCGCCTGGTCTGCCGGTTCGTGTTGCTTCACGGTTGCACCGCAGCTTTCTTGGGCGTGCTCACCTTGTCTTCGACTAGCGGGAGCGCCGCAGCGAACGCCTCGTTGACCGCGTTCACCAACTGGCATTCGCAGGTGTCGTCCTCCGGACAATCTTCCGTCTCGTGCTCGGCACCATTGTGGAGGAAGTATGCCGTGGTGGCGTCGTAGAGCCGCACGAGAGTCCTCCGGAGGCGAGCGCTCTCGGCGTCGCAGTCCTCGACGACGGCGATCGAAAGCCTGCTCAGATTGCCGCAGAAGTCTCTCTCATCTCGGAGCGCCGACGTCGTGTCAACGCCACGAGCGTAGAGCCGCGTCACCTTCGCCTCAGCGCGAGCGAGCGCTTCCGTGAGCTGCGCCCGGGTCGGCCCTGCCTCGAAGAACGTTGTGCGCTCCCAGCACCACCACATCGGTCCCCGATGCGCTGACCGCGGCCCCTCGCAGTGGATGCACGTCTCGATTCCGAGAGCCGTCAGGTGGTCGGAGATGGGCGGAGGGCTCGCCTCCGCCGTGACGGGTTCTGTAGTGTCGGGCTCGCTGGGATGCTTCACGGGGCGGGTTTGGTCTTTCACGGGCGCGCTCACCTATCCCGCCGAAGCTGGCGCAGGGCTTCCTTCGCACACGTCACGATGTGCTCGCCGGTTCGGCGTTCGCCCTCTAGCCCGAACAGCGTGGCCAGCTCTTCCGCCAACGCTTCGTATTCGTCGCGCGCATTATCCCGTTGCTTGACGAGCGCCTCCGCGGCCTTCGGTAGCTCGTAATCGTCCCCGTCGAACTCGTCGCCCGCGAGCGCGTCTTCGGTTCGCACGTACGCCTCGCACACCCAGCGCACGAGCTCCGCCTTGGCGTTGTCATCGTGCCCCGAGCCGATGCGTCCTTCGAGAGCATCATACGCGGCGTCGATTGCTGAATTCTTGGTCAAAAGATTCCCTCTCTCGTGTCGGGGTAGTTTCGGACAGCCGGCAGATGTTGCTTCACGGGGCACGCTCAATCTGTTCGAGGTCCGCGCTGGTGAGTTCGCGGACCTTGTCGATGACCGCGCATGCGCGCCGGTACGCTTCCGGGAGCGAGTCGGCGTGACACGAGATCGTGTGTTCGACGTCCAGCTCGGTGAAGGACCAAGCCGCCTCCCCGACGGCCTCCAGCGTCTTTACGACGGCGGGGACCTCCGTCTCCAGGACGGTCAACAGTTCCTCGACGGGCATCGTCGAGCGGTATCCGAAGTTCTCATCGACAAGCTCAGTGAGACGCCAATGGACATCGCGCGTAGGTGGAGGACTCCCCTCCTCCGTGATGGGCTCGGTCGGAGTAGCGGTGTCTGGCTGCTTCACGGTTTCCTCTTGGTCTTTTTGGGCGCGCTCACCGAGAGCACCTCACCATAGGCGTCGTCGTGATCCGCCTCGTGCGCGGGACACAGATTGAATTCCACGGCAATCCACAGCGCGGGGGTGAAACCTGGGTTTAGTCGAAGACGGCCGTCAACCTCGGTCGCCGCATCCTCTGCACAATTGAGCACGTCGCACATAGGTGGAGCATTTGCCGTTCGCGTGACGGGCTCCGCCGGAGCTGTGGTGTCTTGCTGCTTCACGGGGAGTACCCAATTATTCGCGCCACCTCTCGCAGGATGCGCGCGTCCTTAATTCTCTGTACTCGTTCAGCAATTCGCCATCCGTTGTCGTGGCAGTAAACGCGCTCGTCTACCTCCAGTTCGGTCAGAGCGTAGCGCGTGGTGATCTCGGCCTTCGGGCACTTCGCGCAGAGCTTGGGATCCGCCTTCGGGTAGCTGCCCACCAACCACGAACGCGAGGTTTCTCCGATGACGTGATGTCTGACCCAGTGCTCGCGCCAAATTGGCGCGGCAGAACTGTGGCGCCCCTCCTTTTCTGGGTACACCCGATGGTTCACGTCGAAGAACCACACGGTCGAGCCTATCTTCACTTCTGGGTCTGCCACTCTTCCTCCAGGTTCAAAAGCATCCTCCCGACCACTTCGACCATCTGCGGCATAGCCGCGTTTCCTAGGGCAACCATCCCAGGGGAAATCCCATCAACCACTCGTATGCACGGATCGACGGTCCAGTCGGGAAAGCTGCCTGCAATGCTCGACATCCGGGCCACTTGCGCATGCTGTTGCACCACTGGTTGCACGTCGCGGTCGGGGTGGCGAGCAAGGACGAAAACGCGCGCCCTCCCATGCGGAGCGCCGACATCCGCCGCCGACAGAGGGACCGGAAGGCAATGGTAGCCTTGCCGTTCCAGAGATCCGACCACGGTGTCGATCCAGTAGTTTGCTCCGCTTGCGACGTTCTCGATGAGAGCCCATGGCGGGCAGAGCTCCTCAAGAATACGAGCGAACTGCACCCAGAGTCCCGAGCGCTCTCCAGCAAGGCCAGGGCGAGCGTCTCGGCGTGCGCTGGAGAGGTCCTGGCAGGGGAATCCACCACATACAAGATCCACTGGGGCGAGGTTTGCTTGTCCGACTGTTCTAACGTCATCGAATACCGGAATGCCTTTCCACCGTTGGGAAAGCACACGCCGGCAAAAGTCGCTCTGCTCTACCTGCCAAATAGGAGAACCGACCCCGGCCAGCTCAAGGCCGAGGTCGATGCCTCCAATTCCGGTGAAGAGAGAGCCTACTTTCACAGGCCCATGTCCTCCGTGGTGTTGCGCTTGTCGAGGTTCGCGATGCGGATGTACCGCTGCACGATTTTGGTGTTCGAGTGGCCCGAGTGCCGCATGATTTCGGACTCGGTGTGCCCGTTGAGCGCCGCCTGAGTGATGAACCCGGCGCGGAGCGAGTGGGCGCCGTAGCCCTTGTGGTCGAGGCCGGCGTTCGTCATCAGGCGCTTGACGATCTTCTCGACGTACTGCGGCCAGAGGCGTTGCTGCTCGCCATACTGGACGACGCGGCCCCACCGGTTCACCGGACGGAAGATGGGTCCCTCGGTGATGCGCGAGACCGCGAGCCAGCGCTGGAGGATGCGCACTGGGCACGTCTCGGGGTTCTTCCCGAAGAGGACCATCTTCTCGAAGCCGTTGCCCTCCTGGTCCTCCTTCGAGCGCTCAATGAGCACCGTGAAGCCTTTGTCGTGGAACGTGACGTGCTCGACATGCGTGTCCACGACCTCGTGACGCCGCATCGCGCAGGCCCAACCGAAGACGACGATCGCCCGGTCGCGCGCGTTGAGCATCGACACGTCCGGCGTCGCCGCGAGCATCTTCTTGATGTGCTCAGCGAGGAGCGGTTTCATGCCGACCTGGCGGACTTTCTTCGTGCGCCGGATCCCCTTCCAGACTTGCTGGACGGCGGGGTGGAAGCGCGGCGAGAGGTGCCCCTCGACCTCGTGCGCCTCGCCGATGGCGGAGAGGAACTGGTTCACGGTGGACACCGAGAGCCCGCTCTCCGCGAGCTTGGCGAGGTAGAGGCGTACCGTCTCTGGCTCCGCGGGCACGGCCTTGACGCCGCGCTCTGCGCAGAACGCTCGGAACGGAACCATCTTCTGGAGATACGAGGCGCGCGTGCCCGGAGCGCGGGAGTGTTGGGCGTAGGAGTGACAGGCGTCTTCGAGAGATCGGGTCTGCATGGTCCAGGTACGACGGGACTCGATGGCGAGATATTCAATCGCGCGCCGTGCTTCAATTCCTCACGATGACTATGGCGCACCTGAGTCTCGACCAGCGTTGGCTTGCGGGCGGGGGTCAAGTCGCCCTCGGCTTGTACGTGACCACGTTGTCGAACGTCGCGCACGTCGGCAGCGCGAAGAATTGCACCTCCTCGCCGATGTACTGCGTCAGCGCGCGGGCATGCTCGGGCGTCACCGGGATGACCAGTGCCAACGGGCAGCGGTCCTCGGGCGTTTTTAGCGGCTGCTCTAGCCGGACTGTTGCCTTGCCGGCGGCGAAGTCGATCGCGCGGATATAGTAGGATTCGTCGCTCACTTGCATCCCTTTAGCGCTTCGTACGCGCGCAGCATCGCCACAACATCGTTCTCTGCAAGCGCCTTGGTTGCCGCATCGAGGTCCCTCCGAATCATCATCGCGCCGAAAGCACCGACGGGGCCGATCTCCAGGTACGCCGGGAGTACATGATCGCGGACGCGAGCCATCTCGCGGGGTAGCGCGTCGCCGAGTGTGTCGGTCACCTCCGCCCCCGTTCCGCCGCACGTGCAACTTCACTCTGGGCATGAGTCGCTCTACGGTGTTCGCGGATCGCGCGACGTCGCCGGATCTGGTGCGCCTCCGCAATATCGTCCCACGTCGCGAGGCCGCGTCGTTCCAACATGTCGAGCTCATCGGCGCGTTCCATCTCGGCCTCTTCTGGGCAACGGTTCGCGCGCCGAAACAACTCCTGTAGTTCGCGGCTCACCGCCCCCTCCCAATCCGCGCGCGCTCCTCTGGCAGTTCGTGCCGCAACCGCTCCGGCACTTCGTCGGCAGGGGCGGCGTCGTTCGCTCCTGTGCCGATCGAAAACCCGCACATCCCGCCCGCGTCCAGCCGTGCCAGCACGATCCCGGGCAGCTTGCCGCGATCCAGCTCCGGCACCAGCGCGGTTACGGCGTCGATGCGTTCCTGCCGTTTCGCGTTCTCGGCGGCGACTTCGGCACGGATGCGGGCTTCGATGGCGGCTTCGTCGGGAGCGTCGGCGATGATGGCGCAGATGCGCTCGGCGGCGAGGAAGACGGATAGGGGCTTGGCGGAGCGGGGACGGCGGGTCATATCGGTAGCACCACTGCCGTCTTGCCTGACTTCTTTGCCACGGTTTCGATGCACGGACGCGAGCAAACCGTCTGCGCACCATCCTTGTCGCTGCGCTCAAACCAATTGTGCGGCTTGAACCAGTCTTGCCCGTTGTAGTAGCCGGGCTCTTCTTTGCCGCAGCCGTCACAGATGAACTTGCATGCCATTTGTCGTTTCCTTCCACTTCAGAAAAATACCAGGGCGGCTCTGACCGCTCGCTCAGCGGCGAGTCGCCCTGGGGCCGGCGGTATGCCGGCTAGTCTTCATTCGTCGCCCGGTTGCCTTCCATAGTCGGAGGGCGGTTCGGGGCCCGCGTCGTCGTCGGCAGGGACGCCCGTTGTTTCGACGGTGCCGCCGCGCTGCTTGACCCGTTCCTTTGCTCCCGACTCCGAACGCTTCTTTCCCTTCGCTTCGGCGCGTCCGTCAAGCGTGGCCTTCCACGTCGTCTCGCCGTCTTTGATCGCCTGGTAGACGGCGCGGAGCTCCACGATCTCGGCGGGCGATGACTGGTCGAGCGGGTGCCCGAGGTACTCCGCGAGCTCGTTCGGCATGATGCGGAGAGCCGCGAAAGCATCGGCCATCTTCTTAGTGGCCGCCGTCGGGTCGTCTGACACCTCGCGCCGAATCGTCTCCACGCACTGAGCCATGGCGTCCTCGAGGATGTCGGCGGGCAGGATTCTCAGCGCGTTGTTTCGGAGAGCCTTGGAGCTTGCCGCGTTCACCTTGTTGGCCACCTCGTCCTCGGTGGCAGGCAGGAGGTACGTCGTCTTGCCCCAGGAGTTTTTCCGCGAGCCGAGCGGCACCTGTCCTTCCTTCAGATTCGTGCGCTCGATCGTCTTCTCGATCGTGACGTCGGTCGAGTAGGAGAGATTCGACTCCAGATCCGTCACGGCGATGCGGACGATCCGCTTGTGCTCGTCATCGTAGATGACCGACTGCTCAGGGATGGCGTTGCCCATAGACCGGAGCGCTTCCTCGGCAAAGCGAACCGAGGGACCCTCGATCTTCGTACCGCTCACGGGCTTGGAGTACCGAGCTGCCGCTGCGAACCCGGGGCGCTTACAGGCGTCGAGCAACTTCGCGCGGACCGTCATCCAATCCCGCGGACGCTGCATGGCCACGATGTAACGAGCCTGCACCTTCGCCTGCTCGCTCGCGGCTACGGCAGCGGTTGCCGTTTCCGTGCGGGCAACGATCGACTGTTCCCCGAATCCCTGCGTTGCCTCCAGTGTGCTCGGGGCTACGTTTTGGATCGCCGTGTTGTTGCCGTTCGCCATGGTCATCGTCCTCCGTTGAATTCACGTTCTTTGATGCGCAGCGTGCGCTTGCCGTTCTTGTCGGCCTTCCACGTCACCACGTAGTCAGCTCCGAGGTAACCAGTGCCCTCACCGATCAGATCGCGGAGCCGGTTGTCGGCCACCTTCTGACGCGCCTCCGCGGCTTCGGATTCTGCACGAGCCTTGAGCGCGATCGTGGCCCACTCGTCCACTTCGGCGTCAGGCTCGTCGAGCTCTTCGCGGATGGGCTTCGGGTACTTCGCTCCGAGGTACTTGCGCCATGCCTCGGTCCCGTCGATCGGGGGCGGCATGTCCCGCAGGACGCACTGCCAGAACTGCACCGCGGCCTCGACGAGCATCGCGCCGAATTCCCGATCGCGCGTCACTCGGATGATTCGCCAGTCCGTCCCGCCGAGATACGCGGCAACGTCCACGCGCTCGACCTGGAGCACCTCGGCCTCTAGCTGCACCTGGCACTCGACGTACGGCGGGATCCATTCCTCGGGCCATGACAGGGCCGTGCGGGCGCCCACGCACTTGAGCTGCATCGCATGCGTGGGCTGAGCATGCGGCGCTCGCTCGCGTCCCGGGTACACCAGAAAGTCGGGTGTGCACCCAACGCAGGGAGCCGAGACGTGGCGCAGGGTATTGCCGGGGGCAAGATCGAATCGGTCGATCCCCATGTCTTCCGCGTACCAATCCACCATGAGCTTTTCTGCGCGCAACCCGATCTGTGCCCTCGGATTCGACGGCTCCTCTTCCGTGCGCCCCGTCTTCCGGAGCCAGATGTCGATCGGGGAAGAGAACGGGTTCTCGCCGACGATGGCCGCGATCTCGGAGGCGCCAACGAACCCGTCTTTGCCGACGCGCTCGGACTTCTGTTGAGCAGATAGGGTCACTCCGCCATCCTCCGCGCCGTCTCCGCCATCACCTGCTCGACTTCCCGCAGCTCATCACCTTCGCGGCGCAACGTCTTCGATTCCTCGTACATCTGCGCCGCGGATCTGTATTCTCCCCTGAGCAGTGCCGCCGTCGCTAGCGTGCGCAGATTGTCGGCGGCGGCATAGTGGACTGAGGACGTCGCGCGGATTTGTGTGACGGGGCTCATGGTTTCGGCGCGCCTTGCGTCGGGTCATCCCTACAGATGAGGCAGATCCATCCCGGGCGGAGGCCCAATCGATTGCATGCATGGCATCGCTTGATGCCGCCGACCTCTTTCGCGTCCGCGACGTCACGGCGCAGAAGTTCGATGCAATCGGCGGCATCGCGCATCAAGCCGACTACCTCGGTGAACGCCGCGAACCAGCCCGGGAAGTCTTTCTTGAACGAGCGCCCGCGGCCATCGACGAATTTATCGCGCAGGTCGCCACTGCGATCGTAGAGCCGTTGGGCCAAGTCGGCCGGTTGAACATCAGACATCGCGCATATCTGCCGCGTTGTCACGGGGCGTCCCTAGGAACAGATGCTTCGGGTTGCAGCACGGAGGATTGTCGCAGTGATGACACACGTCCATCCCGGTCGGGATCGGCCCATGCGCAAGTTCCCACGAGATGCGATGTGATACGCCCGTTCGACGCGGTTCTGTTCGCCCAAACGATCCATACCCGCTGGGGTGCCTTGCTCGAAGCCACGGCCAACACTCATCATCTGAGCGCCGATCGATGTAGCTCCAGAATCGTTCTTGCCACGTCATGCCGCATCCCTTTCGCGATCTTCCCGCTCCAAAAACGCCAGCACGTCCGCCGTCACCGGATGCAGCACTCGCGCGATCGTCGAGCCACAGAGACAGTCCCGCATCTCAATGGGGAAGCCGCTCTCTAGTTGCATGACGCCGGGGCAACGGAGTGCGCAGAACTCGTCCTCGGTGTAGCGAAGGCCGCACTCGCAACGGTGGGGGTCGGCGCGCTCTAGCAGCGGTCCCGTGTCGTCGCCGAAGGACATCAACCGACCGCCTTCGTCTCGCGCTGAACCGCATCCTCGGCCCGTCGCAGAACAGCGCGGAGCGTGGCGAGCGATGCAATCTGCGCATCCAACATCGACGCACGGCCTTGGACCTCGCCAAGCGTGTTTAGCGGGTAGTCCGTATCTTCGATCTTCGTGGCGAGTCGCGCGAGACTCTGTGAAAGCGAGCGACATTCGCGTGCCGTGCTGGATACGAGATGATCGGCTTCGCCGCGCACGTAGATGAGCAATGCTTCTGAAGTGGTCATCGTCCTTCCTAACCCCACGCCGCCACAAATCCCGGCCTAACCCGCGCCCGCATCGCAACCGCGCGATCCCGTCTGGCAGTGGCGGTCCCGCAGGCGGAGGCGATCGCGCGAGTGTCTTCGATGCAGCGGAGCGCGGCGGTGAAGCGCTCGCGGTAGGTGGAGCGGGATGGGCAGAGGGATTTCATTTCGCGGCCCCGGTTCCGAAACGTTCGTAGATGCGCCGATGTGAGTGTCCGCGGTAGCCCATCCAACTCACGCTCATCGCGCCGACCATGTGTTCGCCGCGCGCGTTCAGGTGCGACAGCGTGTAGCCGTGGGACCGAGCGTGCTTCTTGAGCCGACCCATCGCGCGCTGACACTCGACATTGGAGAGAATCTTGTCGCAGTGGAGCGCACAGATCTGTTGATAGGCCTCACCGATTGCCGCCGCGCCCTTGGTACTCATCGTCCGTTCCCTTCGCGGAGAGCGGGGGTGGAGGGCAGTACCGACTCGGGCCGAAACCACTCATTCAGCAAGAACGCGACGCCGGCGATCTTGTGTTCGTGCTTCGGCTCAAAGGAACGGAGCACGCAATTGATCTGTCGCAGCGCGCCCAGCTTGTCGATGCCCTCTTTCGGCTCCCACCCTTCGACGTTGCCTCCCTGAAAGAACAGGGTTTGCGCGACCGACTCCAGGCGACGAATCGCCGGATCCTTGCGGTCGATCTTGTTGTAGTCGGGAATGAGGCGACCGACGACGTGAGCGGGGAACGCCATCTCGGCCGTTGAAAGTTTGGTGATCGGGTAAGTCATCAGCCCGCCCTCCGCGCCGAGTCAGCCTCGTACTCCGCCAACTCCTGAGCCCTCGCGATGCCACGCGCGAAGTCGTCCAGGCACTCACCGAGCGTGTCGATCGTGCAGGGCAGGTCGGTGACGTCGAAGCGGTCGAGCGCGCATGAGGCGCAGTAGGCGTCGTCACCGTCCGTCACGGCTGCCAAGGAGTGGCAGCCAGGGGCGGCGCAGATGTGGCCTCGGGGGCAGGCCGTGAGGTGGGGTCGACGTGGGGCGCTGTTGCGCTGGGCGGCGAGGATGGCGCGGACGAGGGGGAGGGAGGGCTGAACCATGGGATACAGATACAGCCGTATTGGTTCCCGCACAAGTGGCGATTGCGGAGAATCGACCGACGCGCAGCGTCAACCCCTCGGTTCGTGTGCTGGCAAGAGGAGTCGCTCCCGGACCCCGGATGTTTCCCCGCAAGCGATCACGAGCTCAGCGCAACGAAGCGCGAGCTTCGGTGTAGCGGCTCTCGGTCGTATCGGTAGGCGTACGGCCGCCGCCGCTGCCCAGACGAGCTCCGAGGCCTCGCCCAGCGTCGCGCGCGCCATATTTTCGGCCTCTGCCCATCCTGGCAGATCCCCCGCACGCACCGACGTTTTCCCCTCTGGATAGCCGCCGAACCTGGCGAGCAAATCGTCAATCGTACTGTCGAACGCTTGGGCAAGACCGAGAAGCAGATCGAAGCCGACCTTTTTCTCGTTGATGGCCGTCGAGATCGTTTGCTGGGTGACGCCCGCGGCACTAGCGGCGGCCTTCTGCGTCCCTAGGTCTTCGTGAAGTTTCGCCGCTGCTGCAACGATGGCGTCGCGGATGCGGACGGCGCGAATGGGCTGGGCCACGAGTGGAGGTTACCGAGCGCAAGCGACAGTTGACACAGAACCGATACGGCTGTATCTGTGTTGAGTCCCATGACCAAGCCCGTTTGCGCCGCCGCCCAGGAACTGAAAAAGCTCGTCGACCGAGGGGAACTCGCGAAGCGGCTCGGGTGCAGCCGACAAGCGATCTCGTCTTGGTTGACCGGCGACTCGATCCCATCGCCCGAGAAGATGGCGAAGCTGGAGAGCATCTACGGGATCCCGATGCGGGCATGGACACAGGAGGGCGCGGGAGACACGTCGACCGATACGGCGCCGAAGAACGGCGTGGAGCACTGATCGGTGTCCACCGGAATCTCCTACGCCCTCGGCTTCGCCGACGTTCGGAACGTGCCGGTCTACATTTACGGACTCACCGGTTCGGACGGCGAGGTCCGATACGTTGGGAAAAGCTGGAAGCCTCGCAATCGATTTGCAACGCATCGGAGTTGGCGCGGTACGCAACGAATGAAGGCGTGGATGGCCGAGCTCTCCTCGCGAGGAGATGCGCCGCGTCTCGTCATGCTGCACGTGGTTCCCCCCGGCGTTGATGCCGGTCCCTATGAGCTGTTCTTCGTCCGCGAATATCGGAAGAGCGGACGGCTGCTGAACGCCCCGTGCTCGATGGAGAGCATGTCGCCAAGGACCACGGTAACGCGGCGTACCGATCTCCGCTGTCGATACTGTCGGAGCACCGGGCATTTCGGCAATCGATGCCCGCGACCATCGATGGCCCAGGCGGCGGAGTAACCCATGTCCCGCGCCGCCCTCTCCGCTGGACTCGCACTTCTCTGGCTCACCGAGTCGAACGCGAACGACGACGACACGGAGGCGGACTACATGTTCGCGGTCTCGCAGGCGGTTGCGTCGCGGGTTGATGATTTCGGCGACGCGATCGATGCGTTCGCGAGCGAGGAAGCGTGAGCGTCCACGATCTGACCACCGCCCTCGACGCTGCGATTCGTCCGCCCGCGAAGTGTCGTGCCGTCGATCGTCGTGTCGCATGGGACAACTGCGCCAGGAGCAAACTGTGCGCCATGGTGGACTTCGCCATCGCGAACGGCTGGACGTGGCGATCACTTTCGCGCGAGCTCGGCTGCACGCTTCGTCATCTTCAGGACGTCTACGAAGGCGCACGAAGGGTGCCGGGTTGGATGTTGGAAGGGCTCCCGGTTGAGACGCACGAGCAAGCGATCCGCGTATGGATCGAACAGCTGCGGAGGACCGCGTGACGCTGAACGCGATGGAAGTAGCAGCGCGTGACGGCACCCGGGGCGAGGATGTCGCGGGACCCGATTGTCACGCGGCGCATTTGAGCACCACCGCTCGCGAGGTTCTTTCGGCGGACCGAGGATGCTTTCGCACGTCCATGGGTGAGGCGAGTTCTGCCCGGACGGACGCGCCCGTGACGAGAAGGCCCGTGGCATTTGCTACCGAAGGACTCCCCGGCGCGCTGCGACGCCGGACCGCCAGCGTTGTCAGCGCAGAGGCTAACCAAGCGGTCGAATCGTTCTCTCCCGCGGTAGTTCCAGGCTCGATGCGCCGAGCAAGCCGCGCCCCGGTGGGAGCCGGGGAGTTCTCGGGTGTAGGGCCCCGAGGAGAGAGCGATGCAGCACTTCACCCCGGGCTTCGGCTCGGAGCCTTCCAAAAGCCGAGCGGGGAGACGAGAGCACCGGCGGTGCCGACGTCGCTGATCCGCGTAAGGGAAAACGGCGACGGTGCGTTCACGGGAAACCGTGGGCGTGGCGGCGCAAGCGGTCACTTCGGGGATCTTCACGGGACTGGCGCCCGCGTCGATTCGGCCTCCCGAGGGCACCGCGCTCTGAAGGAGGTTCCCCAGTGCCCGTCCTGAGCATCAAGCTCGAAGGCCCGGAAGACTTCACGCCGATCCCGAAGGGCGCAGTCGTCCACCACACGACGGCGCCCATCGAAGCCGCCCTGCTCCTGCGCGGGATGCAGTCCGGGAAGCCCTCCGTGATGCTCCGGTTCGAGCTTCCCGACGGGTCGATCGTTATCGCGGAAACGAGCCACGAGCTCTTTCAGATGGCCGCAATCGCGATGAAGGCGCGAGTGGAGCGCATGTCGTGATCGTCCTCTTCGTTCTAGCCTGGCCCTTCCTCGCGCTCTTCGTGGCGCTCGCGGAGTTCCTCGGATGGTGAGCGCTACCGGCGATTGGGGCACGGCGCTCCTCGGCATGGCGGTCGCTCTCCTGCCTTGGGCGGTCCTCATCCTCGTGATGTTCTTCTTCGAAAGGACGGACCGGTGATCGCCTCCCTCCTATCCGCTCCGCCCGCATACCTCGTCGTCGCGATCCTCGCGATCGGTGGCGCGTGTCTCTCGACAGCGATGATCGTCTACCTGTTCACGCGCTGGTACTACGTCGACCGGCTCACCGTCGCGCTCTACTTCGAGCAGTTCGGGCGGGCGCTGTATGACGCGCGGATCTGTGACGAGGTGTGGCGGCGGATTGAGGAAGAGGACGCGCGCGAGACGGAAGCGGTGTGGGTCCACTGATGGCGGCGGCAGAGGAATCCAAGTGCTGCGTCTGCGACGCGCCGACGAGCACGTTCGTTCGCGTCTGCCAGGCGGAAGGCGAGCCCCGTTGCTGGCAGGTCGCGTGCTCCGCGGAGTGCCTGCTCGTCGATCTCCGGACGCCATCGCACGACCCGGGGCGACTCTTCTTCGGCGCCTGGCAGCCGATGCCGAGGGCCGCATGAGAGCCCTCTCCATCCGCCAGCCCTGGGCGTGGGCGATCCTCCACGCGGGCAAGGACGTCGAGAACCGCGACTGGGCCACGACCCTTCGCGGCGAGGTCCTGATCCACGCCTCCAAGGGACTCGGCAAGCAGGAGTGCGTCGACGGCATCTCCTCCGTCATCGAGATCAACCCGTCCGTGTACGACAAATGGCCGGGTCGCGACCACGTCGAGCGCGGCGGGATCGTCGGCGTCGCGCGGATCGTCGACTGCCGCCTGAACCGTGCGGACGCTCGGAAGAGCCCGTGGGAGATCCCGGGCGCGTTCTCGTTCGTGCTCGCCGACGTGCGCCCGCTCCCATTCATCCCCTGCGCAGGCGCGCTGGGATTCTGGATCGTGCCGCCCGAGGTCTTGGAGAAGGTGGCCGCCTGGCGAGCGGTGATGGGACGGACAGCGTGACGACCCCCGCCCGCGAGCGCCGCGTGGAGCGGCTCTGCTATTCGATCCCCGAGGCCGCCGAGGTGCTCGGGATGGGCGAGAGCCTTTTCCGCGCCGAAGTCCTTCCGATCCTCCCGCGGATTGCCGTCGGGACTCGGGTGATCGTAGACGTGGAGGACCTTCGCCGATGGGTCGCCGACCACAAGGATACCGCCTCCGACGCCAGCGCTCCGGTGCAGCGTGGACCGTCCGCTTCCGAGTCGACGGTGTCCGCCGCGAGCTCACCACGGGCGAAACAGTTCGAAGCGAAGCTGACCGCATCGCTCGAACGCTCTACGTGGAAGAGCTCTCCGGAAAGCGCGTCGGTCCACCGACTTCCCGTTTCCGACTCGAAAAGGAGGTCGCCTCCGCGTGGCTAGCCTCCCTCGCACTTCGTCCGAAGACACTCGGAAACTACACGGAGTTCTCCGCGCGGTGGATCCGTCGCGTCCGCGCATGGGATCCGCCGGGGCTCGCTTCGTACATCCGCGAGCGCCTTCGGGAGTCGCTCGCGAAGACGGTGAAGAGCGAGGTCTCCGGTCTGCGCGGGCTCCTGAAGTGGCTCTTCGAGCTGAATTACCTCGACGAGTTCCCGCTCCCGCGCGTGCCGAAGGGGGCGCTCGGAGCGCAGGCGTCGCGGCGGACGCGCGTTGCTGCGCCGGAGCTCGAACGCTCAGAGACGGGAGCGATTCTCCGGCATCTGGCCGACAAGGCCGACACCGGATGGTGGGTGCGTCCACGGTGCGAGTTCCTCTACCTCTCGTCACTCCGACCCTCGACGGTGGACGCGCTCTCCGTCCCCGAGCACTGGGAGCCGGGGTCGAAGACGCTTCGGATCTCGTCGGACATCGACAAGGAGGGGTTCGCGCGGGAGCTCCCACTACCGGCGAAGGCTCTCGCGATCCTCGAACGCTGCGCGCCGGAATCGGGCGTCATCTTCGGGGCGCACAAGTACTACCGGTACATCCGGAAGGCGGTCGCGGAGGCGGTAAAGAAACGGCTGCTCTCTCCGGGCAAGGCCGCGATCTTCACGGGGCAGCATCTTCGCTCCGCGCGCGCAACGCACTTGCTCGATGGGGGAGCCTCGCTCACGGGAGCGCAATACCTCCTCGGGCACACGCGCGCGAGCACGACGGCGCGGTACGCTCGGCCTTCGATGAAGCAGGCGATCGCGGCTCTAAAAAAGGTCCCCGGGTAGCTGTCCCCCGTATCCCCCGAAATGCCGTTTCGGACGGGGCGGGGCAGGGGACGACATGTGGAATCGTCGGCATTTCCCGAGCCCCGTGGCACCCCGGGCCGGGTTCGATTCCCGGCGCCTCCACCCCTGATCGGGCAGAAAAAGCAGCGGTAACGAACGGGCACCCCCCGAACCATCCCCCGAAAGGGATCGGCTCGGGGGGATTTTTCGTCCGTAGGGCCCTCCGCTCCCTCACCGCCGCCCGCGTCTCGGCCGCCCTCGCCTGGTCGGCCTTGGGACTTCCGGCGCTCCGAGGTGCAGCATGACCCCGCTCGAGCTCTCCGTCTTCGCCCGCCGGGTCGCGAAGGTCGGCAAGAACGCGAAGGCCCGCAGGCTGGCGCGCGCCTACCTCGAACTCGTTGACGAGCGGGAGGACGCCCGAGCCGCGCTTCGGACGCTCCTCTTCCGCGTCGACTCCGCCATCGCCGAGCTCGACAGTGAGGAGGCCGTCCTTGGCTGATCTCACCCGCTATCCACTTCGCCTCCGCATCTGGGCTCGCGCCTACTGCCTCTGGCTCAAGCTCCCATTCCGAGTGCGCTCCCCGCTTGAGAACGCTTGGGGCTTCCTCTCCCGCGGCGCTCGCCCGGTGCTCATGGGCCCAACGTGCGGCCACGTTCTCGGTGACGGCATCGATCTCCAATTCGGCGGCATGTGCCCCGTGCAGGCCGAGGGCGCGATCGACGGACGTGAGGTCTATTACCGATCGCGTGGCGCCGGCTGGTCGTTCTCGGTCGCGCCGCTCGGCAGTGACGACGTTTTCGATCCGAAGGCGTGGTTCTACGAAGAGCGCCGCTATTTCTGGCCCGATGGCGGCTACGTCGATGCCTCGGTAAGCGAGGCGTGCATCCGGCGCGCTGTGGCGCTGTGGCGGAAGGAAGGATCGCCATGACCTCTCTCCACGCCGCCATCTTCGCGATCCTCTCCGCGCTCCCCGTCAGCGTCACCCCGCGCGGTTACGCTCCCGAGCCGGCCGATGTTCGCGCCGCTCGTCTTGACGTCATCGCGCTCGCCATCGACGATGTGAGCCGCACTCCCGAGGAAGCGGCCGGCCTCATCGTCATCGCATACGAAGAGTCCCGCCTAGACCCACTCATCCACGCCGGTCTCAAGCATCCGGTCTGGACGCAGGACCACGGCCGAGCTCGCTCGCTCTTTCAGCTTCATCGCTCCGGTCTCGTCCGCGACTGGGACACGATCGGCGGGACCGACTTGCCGGCGACGACTCGAGCGGCACGTGACGCGCTCCGGGTGCTCCGTTCCGCGACGTACATGTGCTCGCACTCGTCGCTGCTGACGGTTGGTGACGCTGAGCGCGCAATCGCCGCGTACGGCAGCGGTGCCGGGAACTGCATGCCGACGAAGAAGAGTCGGGAGCGTGCGGTCATGTGGGAACGGGTCAGGCGGAAACTGTGGATGGTGAAAGCGGGGGAACCGACATGAGCGGCTTCTATCGCAACGCCCGCCCAAGCAGTCTCGAACGCGAGGTAGCCGCAAGCGTTCTTGCGGCAGCCGAGATTGATTCGCGTCGGCATGCGCGAACGCCGTTCCGCTCCGCCGATGAGCGATTCGTCTCCGGCAATCCCTCTGGCGTCCGCGCCGTCAACGGCGTGCGGGTCGCGACCCTCCTCGCGCGAGGAAAACGGATGTTTGAGGAACGGGAACGGGAGGAAAGGAAACGATGAGCTCCCTCTTCGGTGGCGAGCCCAAACCCTGGGCCATCTTTTCGGAGTGCAAGCGGTACCGCTACGTTCTCGCGTGGCCCACCGGGCTCGACGACGAACGTTATGCGCTCTTCATCCTCGCGAATCCGAGCACGGCAACGGCTGAACAAACGGATCCAACGGTCGCTCGCTGCATCTCCTACGCGCAACGCTGGGGTTACGGCTGGTGCCGCGTCGTCAACGTTCGCGCGTGGCGTGAGACGGACCCGAAGAAGGTTCCACCCGATCCCGTCGCCGTAGGTCCGGACAACTTCCGGCACATCCGCGAGCAAGCGGACCAGGCGGCGATCGTGGTGGCTGGCTTTGGGAAGCTTGGCGGCTTCCTGGGCAAGAAAACGATCGCCGAGGTTCAAGCGTACGACATCGCCGTCCATGCACTGAAACTCAACAAGGACGGTTCGCCGCAACACCCGCTCTATCTCCGGGCGGACGCGAAACCGATGCCGATGGGAGCTGACCTATGAAAACAATTCTGTTCACCAAGTACATCTTTTCGGAGGGGCCGCCGAACGCGCATAACGATTCGGATCGTCGAGACCTCATCCTGCTTTGCCTGTTCGTTGCGGTGATCGTTATCGGGATGGTGTTCCGATGAACTCGCCCGACTTTCTGCGAGCCATGGCGGAGTCAACCCTCCCTCTCAACGACGAAGAGCGCGCCCTACTCGCTGCCCACATCGCGCAAGAGGTTCACTGGCACATGCGGGTCAGGCGGTTGAAGGAGGAAAGGGTCGACACGCTGCCGCCTCCCTTCATCGCCGACACCATCCCCATCGCCGAAGCTGGCGCGCTGCTGGCTCGCGGTGAGTTGCCGCTGGCGGTGTCGTTTGAGGGATTACCAGAGGCAGCAACGCGGTGTGAGCTCCCGACGATTCCGGGGGACGAATGATCCGCCGCTTCATCGGCACGCTCGCCTTCCTCTTTGCCGTCCTTGGCCCGTGCGGGTTTCGGCTTGGGTGGCGGGATGTTGGGGGGAGGCGGTAGATGGAAGGGACGATTGAGCAAGTGTTGGCGGGCGAGGCGACGTGGTGTGTCGTGACGGGCCTCGCGTGGGATCTTGCCGCTGCTATCCCGGACGGTACGGCGGAGATTACGTGCAGCGATCCGCCATATTCCGCCCGCGTGCATGAGAATGTCCGTTCCGCGAAACGCTCCGAGGCTCCAGATGTTGTCGAGTTTGAGTGCCGCACCCGTCGCGTCGTCGATCTGAACTTCGAGTACCTCACCGCTACCGCTCGTCGCCGCCTCGCCACCATCATGGCCCGAATCACCAAGCACTGGTGCCTGACGTTCTCAGATACGGAGTCCGCGTGGCTCTGGAAGATGTCGCTCCAGGCGCGCGGCATGGACTATGTGCGGACTAACTTTTGGGATCGGCTCGGTGGCGCACCGGCCTTCCACGGCAACTACCCGTCACCTGCCTTTGAGGCGATCACGCTCACGCGGAACAAGCCGCGCAGCTGGAACGGTGGCGGAAAGCGCGCGCATTATACGCATCCAATCGTTGCGAATCGGAAGGGACAACAGGGCTCACGGTTGAACGAGGCACAGAAGCCGCTCCCTCTCATGCTGGAGATCCTCGACGACTACTCACAAGCGGGCGACCTCGTTGTTGACTTGACGTGCGGGTCAGGAACGACCGGGCATGCGGCGCTGAAGCGCGATTGCCGGTTCATTGGTTTTGAGATGCGTCCCGAGATGGCCGAGACCGCCCGCGAACGCCTCCGCGCCGAAGAGCAAGGGCTTTCGCTCAAAGAATCCCGTCTCGGACAAACGACCCTGCAACTATTTGGAGGCTGATCATGAAAGAGCATTTCAACATGAAAACGGTGGCGCTTGGCTCGCGTCATATGGTCCGAGCGACGAAGCTCGCGCAGCAAGGCAAGGACGCGGCGGCTTACGTCAGCGGGCTCGCTAGCGATCAGAAAGCAGACCTCGAAACCGCCGTCCGATTCCAGGAGCGCAAACTGCTCGACCAAGGGGTCGCGGTAGAATGAGGGCCGTCCTGAATCGTGAGTCCCTGATCGATGCGCTCGCTCGGTGTGCGCTTGTCACGGACCGTCGCGCCGTGACGCCGAGCTCCGGCAAGGTTCGGCTATTCACGGCTGGCGGGTCGATTCACTATTATTCGACAATCCTGTCACTGGACGTTAGAGGGGAGCGCTGCCCCATAGAGCTGCACGGGGAATGCGATGTGATGGTTGATTCCCAAGCGTTGCTTAGGGCGGCCAACGCAGTGGCGGGTGACGGGATCACGCTGGCGATTGCGGATGACGCGCTGATGGTCAGCGGAGGACGACGAAAGTTCAGCATCGCAACGCTGCCGGGCACGGACGCACCGCAGATCCCGGCCATCGCCGGCAAGGCCCGGAAGGTAAAAGGATCGCTGCTCGCATCCCTGATTCGGCGCGTCTCACACACCATGCACGCAGACCAGGACCCGAAGAACGGTGTCTTGATTCGGCAGACCGGAAACGAGATAGAGGCGATGGCCTCGGATGGACGCGGGGCCGCGATCGACTCTCGACCAATCGAGAAAGGCGCCGAGTTCAGCGCACAGATTCCGTCATCCATGGTGCCGATCCTCGTCTCGACATTCGACACGGACGAAAGCGTCAAAGTGTCCGTCACCGACGAGCGCATCTTCGTGACGCTTGATGGGGCAACGGTCAGTGTCTCACGCCGAGAGAACGAGCTGCTTGCGGCGGTCGACGTGCGGAAGTGGGTCGACCAAGTTGCGGACGGTGTTTCGGTTCTTGCTGACGCGGAAACGCTACGAGAATCGGTCGCAATCGTCGGAGCCGGCGCCCCACACTTGCGACTAACGACGGCGCGCGAAGGTCTGTCGCTATGGGCCGCTGCGAACGGAAGCCACGCAGAAGATGAAGTGTCGTGTCGGTGTGACGGTGAACGGATCTCGTTCATTGACCCGGCCCGTTTCGGGGCAGCGCTGAAGGGTCTGTCGGGTGAGATCGCGTTGAACATTGGCGACACCGTCATCACAGTTCGGAGCGGCAACTACCTAGCAACGATCGCGCCGATGGACCCGAGATTGGCGGCAGCGTGACCCCCACCGACCACGCCGCAATCCGCGCCTGCGTTCTGAGCCTGCAAGCCGCGTGGCGGGCTGCGCAGAGGATGCGGAGGGCGCTAGTACGGACTAGCGCTATCCCACTCCAGCCGCTATACCCCATAGTTGCACCGAGCAGCACGCCAATGCTGCCCGGTGCGGTGACGTCGAATTCCCTGAGCAGAGAAAGCGGTGTCAATTGCAGAATGTAGCTGAGCGGGCGCGAGCGCAAGACGGAACGGAAGCGCACCCTGTCCGGAAGCGCAGGAAACGCGCCGAATCCGGCATCCAAGCCGGGATCATGGCGGCACTCGGGCTGGAAGCCGATGTCAAATTGTTCCGCAACAACGTCGGTGTCGCCTCGTTCCAGGGCGGAGCGAAGGTGCGCTATGGGCTACTGCCAGGGTCGGCTGATATCATTGGCATTCTGCACCCGCTCGGGCGCCTGATTAGCCTGGAGTGCAAAACTCCGACTGGCCGCCTCACTGACGATCAGGAGAAGTGGCGGCGCATGGTGATCCGCATGGGCGGATTCGCTTGCGTGGTGCGTTCTGTCGAGGAAGCCCGCGGCGCAATTGCTCGCGCGCGGATGGGAGCGCACGAGTGATCCGCGCTGCCCTTTGGTACCCGCGCCGCATCGGCTTCTCGGTGCATCCGCTTTCCCGCGACAAGGTCCCGCTCTCGCCGCACGGGTTCAAGGATGCGACGAAGGACCCGGCGCAGATCCGCCGATGGTGGGGCGCTCACCCGGAAGCGAACGTCGGGACCGTATGCGATTGGTTCTTCGTGGTGGACGTCGATCCACGGAATGGCGGCGATCGGGTGCTCGGCGAATGGCGAGAGAAGCATGGGGAGTTCCCGCGAACGTGGGAAGCACTCACGGGAAGCGGGGGCCTTCACCTCTATTTCGAGCATGACAACGTGCTTGATGCGATCCCGCTCGGCAAGCTCGTCGATGGCATCGACATCAAGGGCGGCTCGCGCGGCTACGTGCTTTTGCCGCCGAGCGTGAACAAGTCCGGTCCGTACCGGTGGAGAGTGAAGCCGACAGACTGCGAGATCGCTGCGGCCCCGCAGTGGCTGCTTGATCTCATCGTGTCGATCAAGCGGAAGCCGGAGCCGACTCGCGCGCCAGTTGACGTTTCGCGATTCGCTGATATCGACCGGGTTGCGCGGGCTAGGCGGTATGCGGGTCATATCCCCGGCGCGGTGAGCGGTCAGGGCGGACACGATGCGACGATCCGCGCGGCCGCCGTCATCGCGCGAGGGTTTGCGCTGCGCGAAGACGAAGCATTCGCGGTGCTCTCGGAATGGAACCGAACGTGCGAGCCGCCCTGGAGCGACGCGGATCTGAAACGCAAGATTCGAGAAACGCTCGGCAGCGACGGGAGCGTTGGCTGGTTGCTGGAACGGAGGCGCGCAGGATGACCCCCGTCGCCCAACTCCTCCGCGACTACCAGCTCCGTGCCTGCCGTCAGACGCATGAGCAGTGGGACGCGGGCCACCGCTCGGTCTGCCTGGTATGTCCGACCGGCGGCGGCAAGACCACGATCGGCGCCTACCTCGTCCGCGGCCATACCGCCGTCTGGGTCGCGCACCGCCGCGAGCTCATCGATCAGGCCGCGGAGCGCCTCCGTTCCTTCGGACTTCACGTCGGCGTCATCTGCCCGGGGCGCACGCCGGACCCGACCGCGCCCGTGCAAGTCTGCACGATCCAGACGCTGCTGGCGCGCGACATCCGCCCGCCCGCGGAGCTCGTCGTCCTAGATGAGTGCCACCACTACGCGGCAGCCAGCGAGCACTGGAGCTCATTCCTCGAGGCGTATCCCCAAGCAAGGATCCTCGGCCTCACGGCAACACCCGAGCGCCGGGACGGTTCTTGCCTCGGCGACATCTTCACCGCGCTCGTTGTCGCGGCCAGCTACTCGGAGCTGCTCCAAGCCGGCCACCTCGCGCCATGCGTCGTCTACGCGCCGCCGCCCGACAAGGCTTCCGCGGGGTGGAGTTGCGACCCCGTCACGGCGTACAACAAATACGCGCCCGGCTCGATCGCGTTCGCGTTTTTCGATCGCGTCGCGCGCAGCAATGAGTGGGAGCGCGCGTTCTGTCTCGCTGGCACCCAAGCGCGGACCATCGACGGCAAGACACCCGCATCAGAGCGCGCGGAGATCCTGCAGCAGTTCCAGACCGGCCAAGTGCGCGTCGTCTGCAACGTCGCCACCATGACCGAAGGCATCGATGTGCCGGCGGCCAGCACCTGCATCCTGGCGCGCTGCCCGGACCATGCGAGCACGTTCCTCCAGATGGTCGGCCGCATCCTCCGGCCGTACCCCGGCAAAGAGCACGCGCTCCTCCTCGACATCTCGGACGCGACCTCCCGCCACGGGTACCCAACCGAAGACCGCGAGTACTCGCTCACCGGCAAAGCCATCACGCTCAGTAGCAAGTCCGATGTCCGGCGCTGCGGTGAGTGCATGGCCATGTACCCGACGAAGCTGCCCGCGTGCCCGATGTGCGGTTGGGTGCCCCCGAAGCCGAAGCCGGTCGAGGTTCGCATCTACGCGGCCGAGCTCCGCCGCGTCTATGCGGGAGCGGACACTCCCGAGGAGCACAAGCGTGCGGAGTTCGATCGGCTGTGCGAGCTCAGTAAGCGTAAGGGTTGGGCGCTCTACTTCGTCATCAAGCAATACAAGAAGCTGTTCGCCTCGGACCCGCCGCAGACGTGGCTTCGCGAATTGCCCGAGCAGGCGAGGCGCGCGGAGTATGACTCGCTCCGTCAAGTCGCCGCCGCCAAGTCGTTCAAGCCGGGCTTCGTCGCCGCGCGCTACAAGGCGATGTTTGGCACTTGGCCGCCGCGGGAATGGAGCTACCTGCCGGTGCAGCGTCAAGCGCCAGAGCCCAAGGAGGCCGCTCAGTGATGGGCACCGGCAGAGACATCAAGCAGCGGAGACGCCAGCAGGGACTTTGCGCGGATTGCGGGCTTCGTGAAAGCTTTCTTCGTTTGTGTGAATCGTGCTTAGAAAAGCAGCGGGGTCGCGACCGCTTGCGAAGTCAGTCCCGAAAAGATTCGGCCGCACTGAAGAAAAGTTCCAACAAGAACCAGGAATGGGCGGACAGAACACGGCTGTTTCGTCAAGAAATGCGATTGCTCGGGTATTGCTGGTGCGGCGCGGAACGTATGTCCGGATGGAAAACGTGCGCCGAGCATTGCCCGGAGTCGCGTTCGTGTAAGTGCGGCGCGATCATGGCTCCACGTCGACGCAAGTGCGCGGCTTGTATTCGGACCAGAAGTCGCGCAACCAGACTTGCTCGAGACCAAGCTCGCCGAGTATCTGGCCAATGTCCGCGCTGTGGGGTCCCGTGCTGCGGGCCATGCCAGTGCCGCAGGAGTGGGTTGTGGCAATGACGGCCGAAAACGTCATCCCGATCTGGAAGGCGCAGCTCCAGAGACGCGCCGGACCCACCGGGGAGATGAAGCTCGTTCCGTGCCTGGAAAACGTCGTCCTCATCCTGAGTCATGACGCCGATTACGAGGGCTGCTTCGCCCGCAACGAGCTGAGCGGCGAGACCGAGCTACGCAAGAAGCCCCCGGCCGTTCCCGGGCTGCTCGTGCCGCGTCTCGGACCGATCGACGACTACGTGCTCAGCTATACGCGCGCCGCGCTTAGCACCCGGCAAGACATCCGCGTCGGTGCCGAGCTAGGCGCGTCCGGCATCGAGGCCGCCGCTCGCCAGTGCTGCTACAACCCGCTCCGCGACTACCTGCGATCACTCCGATGGGACGGCGTTCAGAGGCTCGGCACTTGGCTCGCGCGTTACCTCGGCGCCGCGCAATCCCCCTACACGGAGAACGTCGGCCGCTGGTGGCTCATCAGTGCCATTGCGCGAGCCTTCCGCCCCGGATGCCAAGCCGACCACGTTCTGATCCTGGAAGGCCCACAGGGTGCAGGCAAGAGCTCCGCGATCGGTATCCTTGGCGGCGCCTGGTACCTCGGCAAGCTTCCGCCGCTCCGCGACTATGACAAGGCCGCGCACGCGCTCGCGGGTGCGTGGATGGTCGAGCTCGGCGAGATGGATGCTTTTCGCGGCGCGGCAAGCTCCCAGATCAAGGACTTTCTCACGCAATCGGAGGACCGCTACCGCCCCCCATATGCGCGCTATCCTGTCAAGCAGCGCCGTACATGCGTCTTCGTCGGCACCACGAACGATGCCCACTACCTCCGTGACGCCACGGGCGCCCGCCGCTTCTGGCCCGTAGCGACCGGCACGATTGACCGGGACGCGCTCACCCGAGACCGGGATGCGCTGCTCGCTGAGGCCGTAATCGCGTTCGACGATGGCGCCGAATGGTGGCCGTCCGTGGGCGATGCCGGGCTCACTGAGGCGCTCACCGAGCAGCAGGAGGAGCGCCATGAGGGAGACGACTGGGTGGCTAAGATTGCAGAGTGGGTGGAAGGCCTGAACGTCATCGGAGCACCATTTGGAGCCGGTCAACTTGGTGACCAACGCGATGGGCTGACGTCGGGGGAGGTATTGAAAGGTGCGCTAGGTGTCACGGAGAAAGACTGGCAACGCGACGCGCAAACCAGGGTGGGCATAGCGTTGAGACAGATTGGGTGGAGCCCGAAACAGCAACGAGAACACGGCGTTAGGGTACGCCGATACTGGAGGAAATGAGTGTCACGACCAACCTGTCCCGCGAAACAAAGACCCTCCAACGCCTCGGGCGGCAGCGGGGACCCCCCCTCCCCTTATCCCACCTCTCTATATATAGGGAGAGAAGGTTGTGACAGTGACGGATTGAGCCAGGTTGATGCCAGTTCGACGCCTCAACCACCCGGTTGCGCAGCCGTTGAGGCCTGTTGTGTGAGTCGTGACGAGGGGGCGAGTTGACGTGACCACTGATGTGACCGACACCAAAGCTCTCGCGGGTGCGCGCGCGCGTTCCTTAGCGGATTCGGGGGCTAACAGCGGCAAGGTCCGAGCGCTGGCGGACGAACTCGCCCTCGAGGCGCTCGAACTCATCGGTGGCGTGATGCGGGACACGCGCGAGAAGGACTCCGCTCGCCGCGCCGCCGCTCGCGACGTCATGTACGTATGGTCACGCCTGCCGCCGCCGCCGCCTGGCGAGGTAACGCCACCGACGAAGCTCACGCCCGAAGAGGAAGCGGCCGCGATGGCCGAGGCACTCCGTAACCCGCAGTTCCGGGCGCTGCTTGAGCGGCTTGGGGCCACGCTGCCGCCGGTTGACGAGGCCACGCCATGACCGACGACGAATTCAGGCAAGGTCTGCTCGACTCGAAAACGATCGGGGAGGGCTTCGGGCTCACCGAGGCGGCGCGGCTCGCGAACGACTGGGCCGATGCGGCGAAACTGGTGCCGGAGGTACAGGGAGCGTTCCGGATGTTCGCGGCGACGCTGGCTAAGCGCGCCGAGGAGCGGACGGCTGATGTGCGTGCGAAAGTGATCGCCAGAGGGTCGCGGAAGGAATCGCCGTGACCGACGACGATTCGACTGACCCTGAGCTCGACCAGGAGGCACGCGAGAGGGTCACGCCACCCCGCAAGCCCGGCGCGCTCCCAGCGGCCGTCCCCCGCCATCGCGTCGTGACCATACGTCTCACTGAAGGCGAGTACCTCTGCGCGACGTACGGCGCCGCTCGTGACGGTGCTCCGGTGACGAAGTGGATTCAGGATCTCGTCGTGAAGGCGATTCGGGAGATGGGCGAGTGACGGCTGCGTTCGACATTCTGACCAGGTACGCGGGGCCGAGGATCCCGGTCGTGTTCACGGAGTTTTGCGCCTTCGTGGGGCTCACGCTTCTGCGCGGGCAGTACGCATTCGCTCGAGTGGCCTACGACGGCAGGCAGCCCGAGACGCCCCTGGAACGGAAGATTTTCGGGTTCCCCGAACTGGGAGAGGTGCCGAAGATTACGCGGCGCATGCGGCGGCAGATCATCGCGAGGCTTGGGCGCCGCTCGGGCAAGTCGACGATAGTGGGGGCAAGGCTCCTGCACCGAGCGCTCGTCGCGGATATTTCGATGGCGCGATTCGGGGACGTGCCGCGGTCGATCGTCATCGCGCAACGAGAAGCCGAAGCAAAGGACGTGCTCCAGAAGATCAAGGGCATCATCGCCGGTGACGCTCCCGGGTGCGAGTTCATCCGACACATGATCGTGCGGGAGACGGAAAAGTTTCTGCGGTTGCGGCGTCCCGACGGTGCGCTCGTCGACATCGTGGTCAGCGTCGCGAAGCCCAAGGGATCCGGCGCTCGCGGGCCGAGCATCATCGAGGCACTAGTGGACGAGTCCGAGTTCATCGGGTCATCTGCGGAGACCGCGGCACTCACTGACAGCGACGTGGTGGACGCGATCCGGCCGGCGCTGATTCCAGACGGCGCGCTGAATCTGTGCTCTACGGTGTGGCCCGTCCCGTCGCTCACGTCGAAACTGTTCGACGCCAACTACGGAGAGCCCTCGACGGCGCTCGCCGCGATGGGGCCGACGCTGCTCATGCGGGACAACGATCCGGGCCTCGTTGAGATGCGCGACGTCGCGTACGCGCAGCACCCGTCGAAGTGTCTCCAAGAGTACGACTGCCTGATCGTCGACCTCGACTCGGCGTTCTTTCCGTCCACGCTCATCGATGCGGCCGTAGCGCTCGGGAAGAAGATCGGGACGCAAGCGTTTGCGACGATGGCGTCGAGCGGTGTCGACCTCGCCTTCGAGGCGGATTCGTCCGCGCACGTGATCGTCGAGCGCCACGGTGGGATGGTGGTGGTCGTCCATATCGAGTTGGACTCACCGGAACCGGGGAAGCCGCTGAATACGTCCGATATTTGCGGGAAGTACGTGAACGACGCACGGGACGGTGGCTGCACGGAGCTCACGGCCGACAAGCACTACATCATGAGTCTTCGCGAGGCCGCAGCGCCGTTTCAGATGCAAGTTCTGCAAGGCTACCCATCGCTCGGTCGGCAGCAAAAGACCGACGCTTACATGTACGCGCGAGACTTGCTCCGCGAAGGTGCGCTCGTGCTGCCGAACAACCCGATGTTGATCTCGCAGCTGAAGAGCGCACTGGCCGTCCCGCAGCGTGGCGGGTCGATGACGTTCGTGCTGCCGCGACGCGCGGGCATGGGCCACGCGGACCTCGTGCCGGCTCTCTTGAACGCGCTCTGGCACGACCGGAGGCATGGTGCCTTCCGTGCGGGAGCGTCACCGGTGCAAGCGCCGCAGGCGATCCGCGGTGGATGGGAGTTCTGATGTCCAACCTGATACTCGACCCAACCGAGCCCGCATGGGCGACCGCGCTCGTCATCTTCGAGGCGCTCGCCGGCGCGGACCGTGCCCGCTTCCTCCTCGGGGACTACTCTTCCTTCGAGTCGATCATGAAGGCGGCGGAAGCGAGCGGAGTTCCGGTGCGGCACGCGAACGGGAAGAGGCTGAACTGGAGACGGAGAGGAAGGTTCTCGTGAGCGAAGTGCACATCATCTGTCAGAGGCCAGCGCATGTCCCAGACGCTCCGTCATCCGAGTCTCGTGCGCGACGTGCGGCCGCAAGGTGCACGGGATCACGCCGCTCGGGTGGACGGCGGAGCAGCTCGTCGAACACGTGGAACTCGACGAGCCCGGGTGGCAGATGCACGTGACGGCGAGCACGTCGGAGGCTTCGGACTTGCCGAGCTCGTATGAGCACGCGGCGCTCTGCCCGACGCACCGGAAGGCGTTCGGGCAGGACTTTCCGGGAGCGAAACGGATTACGATGCGGGCGCCGGCGGTGGAAGGCGCGGAGATGGAACAGGAGAGAGTGGCATGACAGACGAAGAACTCTGGCAAAACGGCGCCGCTGCCCGTCCAGACAAGAGTCTCCTCGGATGCGCCTCCTGATCGCCGGCGTCCCACGCTCGGGCAAGACGACGCTCGCGAACCGCCTCGAAGCGTCACGCCTTCGAGTCGACGCCGTGCCCTGGACCTCGCACGGGATCATGTTTCACGGTTGCGTGCTGCACACGGACGAGTTCATCGGTCGCATGACGTGGTCCGACACGAGCAGGACGGTCGCCGAGATCTTCGACGAGATAGCCGCGCACGGACCCTGGACGATCGAGGGTGTCGCGGTGGTCCGTGGTCTCCGGAAGTGGCTCGCGACGCACCACAGCGGCACCCCCTGCGACGAGATCCGCTGGCTCGGCACCCCGCGCGTTCCGCTCACTCCGGGGCAAGCGACGATGGCCAAAGCCTGCGAAACCGTGTGGGACGAGGTCCGTCCGGAGCTCGAGCGGCGGGGCGTCGTCGTACGATTCGGGTAGGCACGCCGGGTGCAATCTCCCTCGGCATGACGCTCACCGCGACACGCCGCAAGACCAGCCGAAGCCTTCGGGGCCTCGAGCTTCCGGACTGCTTTGCCGCCGCTACGGTGGCCGCAGAGGCAGCGATCCTCGCCCGTGCGCCAAGTGACCGCCGCGCCGCAGATGCCGCTGATTTGCGCCGCCTAAGCGACAAGGCGCGACGTGTGACGCTCGCCAAGCCGTAACGTGTTACGGAGCCCTACCCGATCCGGGGGGTAGCGCCCCCGCCCGTCGGCTGGTAGGTTCGGGGGCGTGAACCCCCAATTCACGGAAGTCCCCCAGGCGATCCGCGAACGGTCACGACGCGACCCGCGGCTCATCCCGATCCGTCTCGAGCTCTTCCCGACGGAGACGAAGTGGCGAGCGGTGCCGGACTTCGAACACTCGACGCTCTGTCGCGCGTTCGGTCTCGACCCCGCGACGTTCTGGTTCGAGCTCCCGCGCTCCGCCCTCGGCATGGGCTCGAACCGTGCCGGCTACGGAGGCAGTGACGGTAAGCGCCGCACGGTCGACGGCTTCGTGTTCGCCGGTCCGAAGGGAAGCGAACCGGTCGGCAAGCTGATCGTGTGCTTCGACTCGGAGCGCTTCCGCGATCGTGACCCGATGAGCCGCTCGGACTTCGAACGCCTCGGGGACACGCTGTGATTCGCGTCGGCGACAAGCCCGAGCATCCGCGCCGCGTGGACTCCGGGATCCGTGTCGGCGATCGCGAGCGCCCGCGTATCGACGCGAATCCGGAGCCGCGTGCAGAGCCACGCGAAGGAGCACGACCCGAGCCGGAAGGCCCGGCGTCGAAACGTACGAACCCACGGAGTGAACCCAAAACATGAGCGAAGTAGCGCAGCCGCAAAAGGCACAGGCCCCGAGGATCCCGAACCCGTTCTCTCACGACCCGCCGCCGAGAGCGCCCCAGCTCACGAGGCAGAACGACACGCAGCACCAGAAGCGAACCGGGCTCGTCCCGCTCGCGATCGGCGCGTCTCGCATCGTGCGCGCGAAGGACGGACAGAAGCGGCAGTTTCAGGCGAAGGAAAGGATCCACGAGGTAGCACGCGCTGAACGCGATGGGCGCACGCTCACAATGTCGTGCGTCTGCTTCGAGTGCCGACGCACTTACGCGAACTTCGACGAGCTCTCGAAGGACGAGGGCCACACGGACTCGCTCGCCATGAAAGAGGCGCAGGAGTCGCACACGTGGGCGTTCTGGAGCGACGACAACGTGGACGCGAAGGGCAAAGAGAACATCGAGGCACTGACGAACGAGCTGAAGGCGCTCGAGAAGGCGCACCGCAGCTGCATCGAGGGGATCGCCAAGCTCGACGACGTCGAGAAAATCATGGCGGAGCGGAAGCGCGCGGAAACGATCCGCGGGATGATCGACGAGACCGAAAAGAAGAAGAAGACCGCGATCGACAACATCATCGGGCTCCTGAGCGACACGCCTCCCGCCGTGTGAGCTGAACGATGGCCGACGACCCGAGCCCCTTCGCGGGACACCCGTTGAGCGGCGACGGCGTGACGAGGGTCCCCGCTGGTAATTCCGGCGGGGCCTACGGCTTCGATGAACCGGTGCCACCGACGGACGATCCCGCGTGGCAGCCCGTGCAGGATCCGACGGCAAACCCGGGGGCGCTGAAGGATCGCGCGTCGGTCATCAATCGCGAGATCCCGAACATCAACGTCCAGACGGGGTGGTCGATCGCGCAGACGCGGACGGCGCTCCAGTCCCTGATGGCTGGGATCTTCGACACGCCCGCGCAGCTGATCGACAGCATGGTCGGCGACTCACGGATCCAGGCATCGCTCGCTTCGCTCAACGGCGGGCTCTTCTCGCGCCCGATCCGGTGGTCGATCCCGCCCGCGTTTGAGAACGATGACGAGGCGAAGGAATGTCTCGACCAGTGGCAAGAGGCGTGGCCGAACATCGGCACGGAGGCCGCGCTCTCGGACGCGATGCTGTGGGATTCGATGATCGGATTCTGGACGGCGCAGCTGCTCTGGGACACGAGCGACCCTGACGTGTGGAAACCGCACCTAGTTCCGTGGCACCCGCGCTTTACGTACTACAACTGGCCGCTCCGCAAGTTCATCGCCGTCACGATGGATGGGCAGGCGGTCATCAACGGTGGTGACGGCCACTGGGTGCTCCACGCGCCGCACGGCGAGTACCGAGGATGGATCCGCGGTGCAGTCCGCGGCGTCGCGCCGTGGTGGCTCTCGCGCAACTACGCGCTTCGAGACGCGAGCCGCTACAGCGAAAAGCACGGCTTTCCGGTCACGAAGGCGTGGACGCCGTTCGGTGCGGACCCGAAAGCGATTGCCGACTTCCGCGCCACGCTCTCGCGCCTCGGGCAGGAGTCGATCGCGCAGCTGCCACGGAGCTCGGACCCGACCGTCGGGCTCTACGACATCGAGTACCTCGAGCCGAAGGACCAATCCTGGGAAGTGTTCTTCAAGCTGATCGAGCAGTGCAACATGGAGATCACGCTCGCCCTTCAGGCACAAAACCTGACGAGCGAGGTCAAGGAAGGCTCTCTCGCGGCAGCGCGTGAACACGGCGACGTCAAGCAGACGTTGCTCGGCTCGAAGTCGCGCGGGTTCTGCCGGACGATCTACACGCAGATGGCGCGACCGTTCGCCGCCATCAACTACGGGCGCGCCGAGATCGCGCCGCGCATGACGTGGGACATCGACCCGATCGAGGACCGCGTGCAGCGCGCCGAAGCGCTCAAGGTGCTCGCGACGGTGCTCTACACGCTGCGCCAGGCGGGCAAGAAGGTGACGGACGTCGAGGCGCTCGCTCGATCGCTCGGGCTGAATCTCTCGGCGGGTGATCTCGAGGACGTCGCGCCGCTGCAAGTCGAAGCGAAGGAAGCCGGCGCAACGGGCACCGCGGATGCTGCCGAGAAGGACAGCGCCACCGACGACGCGGCGGCAGACGACGAGCCCGCGCCCGAAACGATGCGAAGCGCGAAGGGGAACACCGCCACGTTTGCGCTTGCTGACCGCGTGCAAGTGATCTCCGGCAAAGAACACATGCCGGAACACGAGGGAGTCCCCGGCACCGTGAAGATCATCAAGGACGGCGCGTACGGAGTCCTCTTCGACGGAACCAAGAAAACACACAAGTGGTACGCGGGCGACGAGCTGGAGAAAGCAACATGAACGCGAACCTCAGGCCGCAGCCTCGATCGGGCGCGTCCGCGCACGAGAAGGGTGACCGCATCGAGCTCAAGTCCGCGCATTGGAAGACGGCGTGCATCGACCCAAAGGCGTTCGGGTCTTGGTTCTTCGGCGGCTACTACCCGAACGAGCTACTCGAGGGCGGGATCTCCGTCGTGTCGGTGTGCGGTCCGCTCGAACACCACGAGGGCTGGTTCGATTCGTACGACTCGATCGTGCGCCGCGTGCAGGAGGCGCTCGACGATCCGGAGAGCACGTGCGTCGTGATGCGGTTCGACTCGCCCGGCGGAGACGCGAGCGGCGTCGAGGAAGCGCACCGCACGATCAAAGACCTCGCGGCGGCCTCGGGAAAGACGCTCTACGCATATTCGAACGAGGCTTGCTACTCGGCAGCGTACTGGCTCGCGTGCTCAGCGAGTGAGATTTACGTTCCGACCACCGGGGGTGTCGGATCTGTCGGCGTGATCGCGGAAGCGATCGACACGACGGAGATGAACAAGAAAAGCGGCGTGCGCGTGGAGCTCGTCACGACGGGCGCGCGCAAGGCGGACGGGCACCCGGATCGGCCGCTCACGGAGGAAATCCTCTCCGTCATCCAGGCGCGCGTGGACCAGATCGGAGAAATCTTCTTCGCGTCAGTCGCCGATTCTCGCGCGATGAAACCCGCCGAAATCGCGAAACTGCAAGCGGGTACTTTCCTCGGAAAAGAAGCCATCGCGTCGGGACTCGCGGACGGCGTCTTCGGGTGGGACGAGTTCATCGACGCTCTGCGCAGTGAAACTTCGGGGGTTGACGCCCCCAATGCCGACCCCGTAAGAATGGGGGGCAAGTCCCCCACCGGATCGAAGACGACGAAGACGCTTCGGAGACCCACGACGATGAAGGCCAAAACGCTCCTCGCTCTCACTCAGGCGGTCACCAAGGCCGAAGCGGCTGTCGAATCCGCGAAGACTCCCGAGGAGCGCAAGGCGGCGCTCGCGGCTTTGAAGGCGGCGTCTGCTGCCGAAGCCAAGATGAAGTACTCGAAGCGGACCCGCACGGACGAGCTCGAGGAAGACGACGGCGAGGCCGAGGACGAAGAGTCGGAAGAGGAATCCGAGGAAGAGTCCGAAGAGGAAGAGGACGACGAGCCCCCGTCGTCGTCGAAGCCGGGCAAGAAGCCCGACGACTCGGACGACGATGACGACGCCTCGGCCGAGGAAGATGACGACGCCGAAGAGGACGACGAGAAGTCGAAGTCCAAGGCGATTGCCGCCCTCTCGAAGAAGGGCACGGCGGCCAAGGTCTACGGCGCGATCGTCGCGCTCACCGGTACGAAGAACCTGAGCGAAGCGATCGGCGCGATGGCCGGGATCAAGTCCCGCCTCGCGAACGCATCGAAGCTGGAAGCCCGCGTCGGGAAGCTCGAGTCGACCACGCGCGCCGACAAGGTGAACGGGATCCTCGCGACGGCCGCACGCGAAGGAAAGATCACGCGAGCGAGCATGGCCTCGCTCCGCACGCAGGGCATGAAGGACCCGAAGTGGCTCAAGGGCTACTTGGCTTCCCTCCCGAAGAAGCTCCACACGGTGGACGATCCGACTCTGCCCAAGCAGAACGCGGACGGCTCCGCCGCGGTCCCCTCGCTCGACCTTTCGGCGATGTCGAAGGAAGAGCGCGAGATGTACGAGATCAGCGCGCGAGCCGCCGGGCTGTCGCTCGAGAAGTACATGGAAGAGGCGAAGAAGACGGCGGCCCTGATGTCGCAGTCCGCGCCGAAGCACTGAACGTCAACCGAGAGCCACCAGAGGATCCACCCACATGACCGCAACAGCAGTCGATCGCAAAGCCCCCCAGTACGGCACGCCGGACGCCGTCGTCCCGTACCTCATCAACCTGCCGATGGCGGCGACGACTCTGATCTATGCGGGCACGATGGTGGCCGCGGATGCATCCGGGAACGCAGTGGGCGGGTCCGCTTCGACGGCACTCAAGCTCGCGGGGCGCGCGGAAGCGCACGTCGACAACAGCTCGGGCGGCGCGGGAGCTCTGACGATCAACGTCAAGCCCGGCGTCTTCGCGTTCGTGAACAGCGCGGCCGGTGTGGACCTCATCGCTGCCGCGAACGTGTTCTCGTACTGCTACGTGGTCGACAACCAGACCGTGGCGCTCACGGACGGCGGCGGGACGCGCCCCATCGCGGGCCTGATCTTCCCGTTCGACCCCAACAACCCGACGGCGGTTCAGGTCGGCGTCGGCCCCGGCTTCACGGTGCCCTCGAACCCGAACGCGCCCACCCCGGGCGGCTCGACGCAGTTCAAGGCGCGCGGCGCCGCGTTCGCCACCAACCACTCGCTCACGGCCTTCACGGTCGCGACGAACACCGACGGCATCACGTACGTCGCGGGAGACGTCGTGCTCCTCACGGCGCAGACCACGGCGAAAGAGAACGGTCCCTACGTCGTCGGCACGGTCGCGACCACGGCTCCGCTCACGCGGCCCGACTGGTGGGTTGCCGGTTCCGCGATTGCTCCCGGCCAGGTCATCCAGGTCAGCGAAGGTACGATCTTCGCGGGCTCGGAGTGGAAAGCCTTCTGCGGCAAGGCGAAGGTCGTCGACACGGACGATCCGACGTTCTACCCGCGCGTCTCCAAGGGAACGGTCACGCTCGCGAGCGGAACCAAGGTGCTCGGTGTGACGCAGGGGCTCTTCCTGCGAAGCACGACGACGAGCGCCGTGATGATCACTCGCAACACCTTCCACGCCGGAAGCACCACGACCGTGACGTACGACGCCCCGGTGGCAAACCGAACGGCGGGCGTCGCCGGCACGGCGGCCCTGTCGATCTTCGGTGCGGTCGCGGCCGGCACGCACCCCGGCGACGACGCAAGCGACGTGGACTTCCTCGTCGTCAACTGGTGATCGCAACGCGCTGATCGAGGAGCCCAAGAGGACCCCAAATGGACATCACGGCAACCAACCAGCTGCTTGCGTTCTTCACGAACGTCAACACGACGCTCACGCTCGCCTACGGGACGACGGAAACGGTCTTCAACAAGATCGCGACCACGATCCCGACCGGCACGACGCAGTACGCCGAGGGCTGGACCGGCATGGGCCGCACGATGCGCGAGTGGACGGGGTCCCGCGTCACCGAGCAGCCGGCGCCGCAGACCTACTTCGTGACGGTGCAGCTCTGGGAGCTCACCGAGTCCTTCGACATCTTCGTGATGAAGGACGACCACACGGGGCTCCTCTCGCACCGGCCGACGCAGCTCGGCATGAACATCAAGAAGAACGAGGACTACGTCCTTCGTGACCTTCTCGAGAACGCGAAGAGCCAGAAGGGCTCGCGGCAGAACGGCCTCGACGGCCTGTCGCACTGGAACAGCGCTCACCCGATCGACTTCTACGACTCTTCGAAGGGCACCTACCCGAATGACTACGGGACGGGCGGCATCTCGATCGGCGGCATCCAGACCGGCGGCGCACTCGCCCTGAACAGCTACGCGACCGTGTGGCAGGACATGGCGAACCGGAAGAGCGAGTCGGGCGAGAAGCTCGGCATCCTGCCCGACATGACCATGGTGCCGGTCATGCTGAAGGCGACCGCGACCCCGATCCTCCAGGCCGCGTTCCTCGGTGCTCCCATCTGGGGCAACCTCGGCGCCGGTCCCGGTCCGAACTACGCGATGGTGGGCACGACCGAGAACACACAGCGCGGCACGTCGGACCTCCTCGTGTGGCCGGATCTGTCGAGCGCGGCAGCCTGGTACATGCTCGTCACGAACAAGCCGCGGAAGCCCTTCTCGATCATCCAGCGCGAGGCCGCGCAGTTCCTCTACCGGAACGCACCCACGGATCCGGTGGTCTTCGACCAGCACGCGTTCCTCTACGGCGCGCACTCGCGCATGAGCCCGGCCTGGTCGTTCGCGTGGCTCTCGAGCCGCTCGGGCGTCTGAGGCTCCCCATGGCCAGCCATGTCAGCCGCCTACGCTTTGATCGCTGATCTCGTCCGATACGGTGCACCCGCTACCGCATTCGCGACGCTGACCAGCGACCAGAAGCAGGCGGCCCTCAACGCGGCGGCGGACGAAGTCGATCGCCACATCCGCGCGCGGTACCCGCTGCCGCTCATCGCGTGGGACGCATCGATCACCGAGATCACGGCCGTCATCGCGACGTATCGGTTGATGGACATCCGGGGCCTGAAGCCCGGGTCGAGCGGCACCGACAACCAGTACGAGGCTCGCTACAACCGCGCGCTGCGCCAGCTCGAGCTCATCCAGAAGCAACAGCTCCACCCGGACGTCACCCCGCAACCCTCCCCGTCGACCAACACCGAGCAGCCCATGGTCTTCACGTCGAGCGTCGTCAATCTCTCGACTGGTGGCACGGACACCACGAGGGGTTGGTGACAGGTGGCACAGGGAACATGGCGGTACAAGGCGGGAACCTTCGGCACGGTCACGCTTCCGGTGGGAGCGACGGTGCGGCAGATTTACGCGCACTCGACCGCGGGCGGCACGGTCACGATCTTTGCGGGCGACGCGATCCCGGTGATCGCCGGATCCGGATGGCGCCTCGTGTTCCCGGACGACGTACTCGTTGCTTCGGAGACCCCGGGCGGCGGCGTGACGATCGTCTTCACGGGCACGGACTCATACTTCGTGGACAGCATCGGTCCCGGGTTCGGTGCGACGTGAGCCTCAACGGCAACTTCGCCGGGCTCGGCCAGCTCGAGCGCAACATCGGGCTACTCGCGCGCGTTCCCGCGCAGGCGTCTCGCGACGCGGCCGAGCGCATCCATGGGCGTCTGCAAGAGCAGTTCGACCGCGGCGTCGATCCCTACGGAAACCCGTGGGCACCACTCCGGCCTGCGACGATCCGTAGGGGTCGGACTTCTCCCCCGCTCACCAACACGCGCGAGATGCGCGACCACGAGCTCGAGGTTCGCCCCATGGCGGGCGCCGGGATCGCGGTGACGTTCAACCCGGAGGCGCCCGCACTCTTCCATCAGAAGGGCACGAGCCGCATGGCCGCTCGCCAGATCCTGCCGACCGGGACGATGCCGGCGGGCTGGAACAAGGACTTGAAGGACTCGACCGCCGCCGCAACGAAGCGCGCCATGGAGGGCCGGTGAGTGCCGGGCGTCATCAGCACGATCGTAGGAGCGATCTCGACGGACGTCGTATCGGCGCTTACTGCCGCGGGATACCCGCCGCTTTCCGAGGGGAAGATCCTACTCGGGAGCCAGTGGCGTCCGACCGAGAGCGCGCCGCCGCGGATCATCTTCACGCCGCTCCGGAGCAGCTTCGGGCCGCGTGCCCCGTCGAGCTCGTCTCGGGCAGCAACGAACACGCCCTACTCGGCCGAGTCGCTACTGCAGATCGCGGAGCGCACGATCGGCACGGATGCCGTGGTGTTCGAGGTCCGGTGCTGGGGCATGAACCCGGATCGCTCGAACCCCGAGACGGTGGTCGACGACGACTACGACTTCACGCAGGTGCTCTACCAGGCGGTGCTGCAGTCGATTCAGCGCCTCATGCCGGGGAATCCCGTCGTGATGGCGGATCGGGGCGACTGGACGGACGCGAAGGTGGAAGGGGACCAGAGCGACATCCTCGGTCGGGAGTTCGTCTTCACGACCAATCCGATCCCCACGCCGATCCTCGATCACCTCCTGCCGTTCGTGCCGATAGGCACCGGGATGTCCGCGGGCGTCGCGTACCAGGGCGATCCAACCGAGGTGACCCCGGTCACATGACTCACACGACGAAAGAGGCTGCCTGATGACCACGACAGGTGAAGTTCAGATCACGGTGCTCGATGGGGGCGCGTCGATCGTCACTCCGGCGAACAGCGTGCAGCTCGTCATCGGGTTTGCGTCGCTCGGCACTGCCACGGCTGGCCAGCTCATCGCCACGACTCAGCCGAGCAGCTTGCAGACGTCGCTCGGGTACGGAGCGCTCCCCGAGGCGGCTGCCCTCTCGGTCCTCGCCGGCGGCGTCGTGCTCGCCGTGCCGCTTGCGAAGGCGGCGACCGGAACCGCGGAAACCGTCCAGGTCGGCGCCGGTAACACGGTGTCTTCTCCGAGCGTCGTGACGGTCACTCTCGACGCCACAAACGGCGCCTTCGACGACTACTACGTGTTCATGAAGATCGTGACCGGTGGAGTGAAAGGCACGTCCGGGTGGACGATGCAGATTTCGCTCGACGCCGGGCGCACCTTCGGCCCCGTGATCCTCCCGGGGACTGCTGCCACTTACGTGATCTCGAACACGGGAATCACGCTGAATTTCGCAGCTGGCAACTTCACGGCCGGAGACACGTTCAAGTTCGCGACCACGGGACCTTCGATCTCGACGGCCAACATTCAGACGGCCCTCAACACCTTCGCGGCAAGCCAGTACGCGATTGCCGGCATCGGCTCCGTGCACATCGTCGGCAGCACGATCGCGACGGCCGGCACTCAGCAGGGCATGAGCGGAGCGGACGCAACGACGATCCAGGGATACCTGAATACGCTCGCTACCGGGTTCGTGTTCACACGTTGCATCATCTCGGCGCGCGACTCGAACCAGCCGACCGCGTACGGCGGCGCCGGCGAGACGGACGCGACGTGGAGCGCCGCAATCGCGCTCGACTACTCGGCTGTCAGCGCGAAGCGGATCTGTGCGTGCGCCGGCTACTACAACATGCCGAGCGCGTACCCGAACGCATCGGCAGGCACCCCGAGGTACCGGCGCCCGCTCGCGTGGGCCCTCGCTGCCCGCCAGGTGACGATCCCGCCGCAGCGTCACGCCGGGCGCGTCCGCGATGGCGCTCTCTCTCAGATCGTCGTGGACCCGTCGAACGATCCGAAGGACGGATTCAACTACCACGACGAGCGCGTGAGCCCCGGCCTCGATGCAGCGCGGTTCACCTCTGCCCGCACCCGATTCGGCAAGCAGGGCTACTTCATCGTCAACCCCAATCTGATGAGCCCGAGCGGCTCGGACTTCACGATCCTACCTCGCGGCAACGTCATGGACGTGGCGTGCGACATCGTGCACCAGGCCGGCGAGGAAGAGATCAACGACGATGTTCGCTTGAACCCGAGCGGCACGCTCTACATCAACGACGCGCTCACGATCCAGAACGGCATCCAGGGCGCTCTGACCGCGAACATGCTCGCCACGTCCGAGATCAGCGGGTCGACCGTCGTGGTGGACCAGACCGCGAACGTGGGAGCAACGAGCAAGGTCCCGATCAACGTGACCATCCAGGGGCGCGGCTACGTGCTCGAAGAGGACATCACGATCGGGTTCCAAAACGGGAACGCTGCGGCGTGAGGAGCTGAAGGACCACCATGACGACCCCCCTCGCATACCCGTTTATCAACGGCGTCAAACACTCGCTGAACAGCGTGGAGCTCAAGATCGCCGGCCGGATCTACATCGGCTTCAAAACGATCAACTACACGCGCAAGAGGAACCGCGCTCTCGTCCGAGGCAACAGCCCGGACCCGCTGGCGAAGACCATCGGCGAGAACGAGTACTCGGCCGACTGCGAGCTCTACCTGGCCGAGTTCAACCTCCTGCAGTCGGACCTCGGCGCGGGCTACGGCGACATTCAATTCCCCGTCTACGCGACGTGGACGCAGAACGGCTTCGACACGATCACGGACATCCTTCTCGGGTGCAACCTCGACTCCACCGAGTCCAACAACTCGCAGGGACCGGATCCCACCGTCAGGAAGTTCGACCTCAGCCCCATCAAGATCCTCTACAACGGAGTCGACGACCTGGCGGTCCCGCTGGTCGCCCCGCCGCAGTAGCGAGCACACATCACGGGTGAGCGGTAGCCCACCCCAAGCGCGTCGGCAGCTGGACGAGTGAGGACGCGCTTCCTAACCAAACCGGAGGAAGCGCATGCCCATCTCGAAAGAACAGCTAGACGAACTGAAGAAGACCCACGGTCGCGTGGTGCACCTGTCGGATACCGACGAAGAGGACGACACGTTGCTTTGGGAGTGCGTCTTTCGCGTGCCCACGAAGCGCGAATTCGACGTCTACACGGCGAAGCAGGACCAGGGGATCGGCATCAAGGGGCTCGAGCAGATGGCGCGGACCATCGTCCTCTACCCGTCGCGCGAAGAGTTCGACACGCTGCTCGACAAGTTCCCGGGTCTCCACATCAGTCTCGGCAACTCGGAGCGGTTCAAGGCCCTCGTCGGGATGGGGGGATCCCAGCACCAAAAATAGTCGGGGAACTCCTTCAGAGCCAATCGAGGATCCCCAGTGAGTTCGCTTTCGGACTCGGAGAGTGGCTCACCGGGGATCGGGATTCCCCGCATGCAGAGGCGGCGTTTCAGATCCTAGCGGAAACCGTACTGAGACACCGCGCGTGGTTGGAAGCGCAGATGAAAGAGTGAGTTGGAAAACTTCGCGTTCACCATCAGCTTGAACGACCTCGTAACGGGGCCCGCAAAGCGCATGCAGTCGGCGCTCGTGTCTCAGCAGAAGGGCCTGCTCGCTTCCAGCAAGTCGGTACTCGGGCTCGAGAAGGGTATCGCCGGGCTCGAAGCGGCGATGGTGCGGAGCGCCGCGAAGATGGACTTCAAGGGGTACGCGAAGCAGTCCTACGAGCTCGACGCCATGAAGGCTGCACTCGATCGGGCCGACAAGAGCGAGCTGCAGCTGGCGAAGGACCTGGGCAAGCAAGCCTCCGCGATCGGTGAGTCGATCAAGAAAATGGAGGCGTGGTCCGGTGTCGTAGCGGCCGGCACCGAAATAGCGCTGAAGGCTGGCGAGGCGATCGGGGACGTCGCGAAAGAGGGCGTCGCGTTCACGATCAGCGCCGTTCAACAGAAGCAGGCGGCGCTCTCCCTGTTCGAGGCCATGGCCGGCGGGAAGAAGGCCGGGGACCAGCTCTTCCAGATGATGGAGGAGCTCGCAACGGAGCTCCCTCAGACGAAGGACCAACTCGAAGCGTGGTCCAAAGAGTTCATGGCCATGGGGATCCTGAAACAGGATGCCCTCCGCACGCAGCTGAAAGCCACGGCGGCCTCCGCTGCCCTCATGGGCGAGGAGGGAACCGAGTCCTTCACGATGCTTTCGCGGAAGATCCAAGAGTCCGTCGCGACCACCGGCAAGCTCAAGCTGTCCGAAAAGCAGCTCACGAGCCTCGCGAAGACGGGCGCGAACGTGACCGACGTCGCGAAGGCGATGGGTCTCTCGACGGTCGCTCTACAGGCCAAGCTGAAGGCGGGCACCGTCTCGGCGCAGGCGTTCGGAGACGCCCTCAACAAGTCGCTGATCGAGAAGGGCGCCGGACCACTCGACCGACTGAGCGGATCGACGGCAGCCCTCGGCAAGAAGTTCGAGGAAGCGATCGGAGACATCTTCGAGGACGTCGACATCTCGCCGTTTATCGACGGGATGAAGGACCTGCTCGGAGCGTTCGGGCAAGGCACGGAGAGCGGCAAGGCGCTGAAGACGATCCTCGGAGGGTTCTTCACCGGGCTCTTCGTCTGGCTCGGCAAGGCCGTGACGCTCAGCAAGACGCTTTTCTACGGGATGATCATCATGGGGCTGAAGGCGTACATCGCGATCAAGCCGTTCATTCCGACGCTAAAGCTCCTCGCCGCGGTCGTACTCGCGGCGGGCCTCGCGTTCGGGGCGACGTTCATCCCGGCGCTTGTGGCCGGAGCGGCAGCCGGCGCCATGGCCCTCGGATCGCTCGCCGTCTCCGCGTTCCTCGCCGCGGCACCGTTCCTTCTCATCGGCGCGGCTGTCGTCGGGGCAGGGCTCCTGCTCTACAAGTTCTGGGACGACATCAAGGCGTTCGGCACGGAGGCGATCAAGATCGGGGAGAACATCGTCTCGGGGCTCATCAGCGGGCTCGTCGGTGGCATCGGGCGCGTGGTCGACGCCGCGAAGAACCTCGCGCACAAGGCCATCGGAGCGGCCAAGGGAGTTCTCGGCATCGCGTCCGACTCGAAGCAGTTCATCAAGATCGGCGGGTACTCGGGCTCTGGCATGGTCACGGGCCTGAAGCGGTCAGCTGACAATGTTGCGTCCGCGGCAGAGGGCGTCGGGAAGGCCGCGATCGGCGGCACGCGAGGGGCAATCAGCGCGAGCGACTACGCGCCGGAGAAGAGCGACGCGGCGCCGAAGGCCGGCGCAAGTGGGAAGAAGCTCAGCGTCACCGTGGAGAAGGGCGCCATCGTCATCAACGGAGCGTCCGGGGTGCTAGAGCTCACCGAGCAGGCACTTGCGCTACTCCTCGAGAAGGTCGCTCTCGCCGAGGGCCTCATGGGGGACGCGGCCGGATGAGCAGCGGCGCCCTCAACCCGTTTGCGAACCCAACCGCGTGGGACGTCGTCCTCATCGGTCAGGTCACTAGCCCCGCGATCTGCCAGGTATCCGAGATCAAGCGCGCCCACGAGTTCGACGTGAAGAAGGGGAAGGGCAGCTACGGCGCGACGGTCACGTTCGTCGGGCGTCCGCCCGCGAAGGGATCGATCAAGTTCCTGCTGTGGAAGCCGGAGCACTTCACGCAGTGGGACTCGTTCCGTCCACTCCTGAAGTACGACCCGACGAAGAAGTCCGTTCAGGCAGTCGACATCTACCACCCGAGCTACGCCGACGTAGATCTCCACTCCGTCGTCATCGAGTCGATCGGGAACATCGTCCGCGAAAGCTTGGGCCTCTACTCGATCACCGTCGAGATCCTCGAGTACTTCCCGGCGCCGAAGAAGTCCGCTGTTTCGACACCGACGCAGAGCCAGAGCACGCAGGCCGGCACCACGGTCGGCACTCCCCCGCCAGCCGCCCAAGACGCGCAGGAAGCCGAGATCGCGGCCCTGATGAAACAGGCAAGCGCTCCATGACCACCTTCGCTTCCCTCAACGGAAACCGGCTAACCACCGTGGCGCTCATGATGCCGCTCTTCGGCACGTGGACCGCGGACGTCGTGCTCGCGGATTCCGCGATGATCACGAGCGCGATCATGCTCGTCGTCGGGGACCTCTCGCTCGTCGGCAGCGTCTACCGTCAAGCCTCGTTCGCTGGCTCCCGTTCGGCGCGTCTCATCGGCGGCGCCGGAGGGTGGAGGAAGAAGATCCCAGCGAAGCCCTACTCGAACCCGTCCGGGATCCGCGCCTCGATGGTGATCGGCGACGCGGCGCGCGAGGTCGGCGAGACGGTCACCCTCGACGCGGACGGCACGATCGGCGCGGCGTACGTGCGCGAGGCGGCCCCGGCCTCCCGCGTGCTCCGGACACTAGGCGGCTCTCTCTGGTGGATCGATCCCGCCGGCATGACCCACATCGGCGCACGCCCGACGGGGGCCATCGCGAGCGAATTCACGGTCATCCACTGGTCCGGCAAGACGGGCCAGTTCGAGATCGCGACCGAGAACTACGCGGACTGGATGCCGGGCAAGACGTTCACGGCTCCGACAGTGGCGGGCGCTCAGACGATCTCACTCGTGTCCCTCAACCAATCGAACGAGGGGAAACTCCGCCTCGAAGTCTTGGCGAGCCCATGAGTGCTGTGGTTCCGCCCACCCCGCTCGATCGCCTCTGGGCTGCCTTCCGTGCGCTCGTGCGCGCAGAGCTCCCCTCTCTGACCTTCTTGGGCGTCTACGAGTACGCGGTCGACGCGACAGACGGCACGACGTCGACCCCGAGCACGACGGTCGACTGTACGCCGACGGACTCGACGATCTCGCTGCCGCCGCTCACGGCCGTCCCGATCCGGCTGCCGTTCGGCGTGACCCCGCCAGTGGGAGCGCTCTGCTACGTGGAGTTCGCGAACGGCGACCCAACGAAGCCGATCGTGCGGGGATTCAAAGACCCGATGAGCCTCATGGTGTTCGCCGGGGGCTCGCTTCCGGCCAGCCGTCAAGGGGACATGGTGCAGCTCATCCCGCTCGGGATGACGGTGTCCCTCGGTCCTGTCGGCGTCTCTCTCCCGGCGACCACCGGGACGCCGTATCCGCTCTTCTTCATCCCGCCGCCGCCCGCCGCGCCGGTGCCCGTTCCGTACCTCTACGGGATGATCACGACGGGCAATCCACAGGTGAAGGAATGACTGTTTCATTCCGAGGGAACCTCACCGTCGCGAACTCCGTGCCGGCGATCAATGTGTCGTTTACGGCGGTCTCGGGCGCGCTGCTCACGCTGAAGGCGACGGTCGACGCGCAGCTCGTGCAGCTGACCGCGCTCATCACGACGATCAACGCGCAGATCTCCGCGCTCGGGTCGGCGAAGATCGCGATCCGCGTTCCGGCCGTGACGGACTTTCAGGCGCAACTCGACGCGGCGATCTCGGTCGGCGTGTCGCTCGGTCTGGAGACCCCAGCGCAGTACGTCGCGGGGCTCACCGCTGGGCTCGCGCAGCTCACGATCGTGATTCCGTCTCTGGTGCCCACCGTTGCGCTGAACGCGCAGCTTGGGGCGAATGTGGCGATCCAGGCTGGACTCACGGCCAAGATCGCCGCCGTCGACCTACAGCTCATCGCGCTCGACACGATCTCCGCCGCCCTGACGGCCGCCGCGAACGCCGTCGCCGCCATCCAGGCCGCTTTCAACGCGGCGATCTCGAGCATCCTCTCCGCGCTCGCCCTCACGGTCTCCGTGCCAGGGCTCCTCGCCGCCGGCGGGATCGGCTGCTTCCTCTACACCGGCCCCCTCTCCGGGCTCGGTGTCGCGATCGATGCGGTGGCTCCCGGCGACACCGGGATCGGCGGCGGCACGAACGTACGCGTCCCGGTGCTCATCTGCGACGCGGGCAACGCCCCCGGCGTGAGCGGCATGCAGGCCGTCTTCGGAACGGACGGCGCGTGATGGCCGACCTCGGGACCTGCATGGCCTGCGTGACGGACATCAAGCCCGGGATGGTGACCGGGCGACGCTGCCTCGGGGAGGCGATCGCGCGACGCCTTCAGACGCCGCGGGGCGGGCTCATCGACGACCCGAACTACGGCTTCGACCTCTCGGGTGAGCTGAACGACGACGTCACCCAGGAGGACGTCGCGCGCATGTCCTCGAGCATCGAGGCCGAGTGCCTCAAGGACGAGCGTGTGTTCGGGGCGACGGCGACCGTGGTGTTCGCCAACGGGACGCTACTGGTGACCATCAAGCTCACCGACAGCGCCGGGCCGTTCCTCCTCGTTCTCCAGGTCACTTCCGTGACGCTCGAGCTCCTCACCGTGGGCAAATGACCATGACCCTATCGATCACCGACCTGTTCACCCCCGCGCTCTCCGGAGTCGGCGCAACCGCCGCCATCGCGCCTCCTGGGGGCAGCTGGTACGCGATCCTCCTCGCGAACGCACAGGTCCTCGGGATCCCGACGACGAGCTGGGAGCCCGGCGGACCCGAACGGACGATCCTCGCGCTCACCGCGAACGCCCTCAGCCAGGAGGACGGCGTCATCTCGATCATGGCCCAGGGCGGTTTCCTGGACTACGCGGCGAGCGGAACCGTCACCTTCACGGCTGCGAACGGGAAGCAGGTCACGCAGTTCGTCACGCCGGACCCGAGCATCCCGACGCAGAACCCGACAGGAGCGCTCGGGTGGCTCGACGTGCTCGCGAGCTCCGTCTACCAGGTGACGCGACTCACGGCGACCTTCGCGGCGCAGAACGTCGTCTTCACGAACCCGACGCTCGCAGCCTCGGGGCCTCACGATCCCGGCACGTTCCACGTCGGGAATCCTTCGACCGGCGCGACCTACTCGAACGCGGACACGCTCACGATCGCGGCGAGCGGTACGACTACCGCGCCGTTCGTGGCGGACTTTCGCGGACCCATCCTGGGATCGTCCTCTGTCGGAACCGTCACGCAGATGATCACGACGGTGACGGGTGTCACGGTGGTGAACCTGCTTCCGTTCGTCGGCGCGAACTTCGAGAGCAATATTCAGCTCGCGCAACGCTGCCGCCTGAGTCTCGCGACGAAGAGCCCCGCGGGACCGAAGGCCGCATACGAGTACTTCGCGCTCACGGCGTTCGACATCCTGCTCGCGGAGACGCCGTCCGTCGCCCTGCGCGGCGGCAGGATCACGCGGGTTCTCAGTGCGGCGAGCCCAGTGACAGGAGTGGTCGAGACGATCGTCGCGAACGCCGCCGGCATCGTGGCGGGCGTCACCAATCTCGACATCACGAACGCGACGAACACCACGCCGATCCAGATCACCGTCGCGAGTACCACCGGGCTCTCTCCCGGAGACTTCGTCACTGTCCGAGGCGTCATCGGCAACACCGCAGCGAACGGGACCTTCACGATCTCGGGACTCACGGGCACGACGTTCACCCTCGACGGCTCCGTGGGGAACGGCGTGTATTTCGCCTCTGGCCAGCTCAACGGCGGAGACCTTGGGGAGGTGGACCGAGTCATCCAGGAGAACGTGGTGCCGGACTCGGTCACGGCGAGCACCTTCTCCGCCACCGCGTTCAACGTCGCGATCGTCGCTTCGATCGTCGTCCCGGTCGCCTCGCTCGCTGCCTACACGACGGCCGTAGGGCTCGCGCTCACCAACTACTTCGCCTCGCTCGCGATCGGCGGCATCGACGGCGTGCTCGATTACAACGACGTGATCGGCGTGATCTACGACGCCGGGATCTTCAACGGGCAGCCGAGCGTCGTCCGCCACATCCCGTCGCTCACGCTGAACGGAGGCACGGTGAACCTCTCCTATTCGAGCCCGATCGACGTCGCTGTCATGAGCCCAGCGGCGGCCCTCTCAATCTACGGAGTCTGACCATGATACTCGGGCAGCAACGCGACACCATCCAGAAGCTTTCCCCGCCGTGGCTCGCCACGGGGGACGCGGAGAAGTTCCTGTACGTGATCGGGCTCGCGCTCGATGTGCTGCTCGAGAAGCTCAATCAGGCGATGAAGGCCCACATGCCCGGGCAGAACGACCCGAGCTCGGATCCGCTTCTCGGCGCTGACCGGGGGATCCTTCAAGGGATCGGGGAGAGTCACGACTCCTTTTCGCTCCGCCTCTCCAGGGCCTTCGAGTCGTGGAGTCGTGCGGGCGAGTCCCGCGTGGTGCTTGAGCAGGTGCTCTCCATCCTCCCGATCCCCACCTACCCGGCGGCGTACCCGATCGCCGCGATCGTGAAGGGGCTCGATTCGAACACGTGGGACCTCGCCTATTACGGGCAGGATCTCTCGGGTCCCTGCGTCAGCATCCGGGAGAGCGTCCAAAACTGGGATTGGGACGGTCTCGGCGCGCGCTGGTGGCGCTCGTGGCTCGTCCTGTACTCGGCGCCGTTGGCGGTCGGCAACTCGGGAGCCACCGCGTCTGTCGCTGTCGAGTCTGGCGGGTTCGTCACAGTGACGGGGCTCTCTGGAATGTCCGCCGCGGACGTCGGGCGCTGGCTCGCCGTGAGCGGCGTCGCGGACACCACGAACAACCTCGGGACGTTCCAGATCGTGCAGTTCCTCAGTGCGAACTCCGTATCTATCGCGAACAACCGAGGGACGCTGGACGCGAACAACGGCGCGCTCACGTGGGTGGTCGGCGAGTATCAGGGACTAGTGCCCGGCCTCGCGTGGGGCTCTCCCGGCCTCGCGTGGGGCGACACGAACCGCTCTTGGGGGCTCGCCGTCGATCCGCAGGTGTTCGCGACCATGCGGCTCGTCCTTCGCACGTGGAAGTCGAAGCAGACCTACTACCGGTGGATCGTCATCGCGTTCAACGGGCTCGGGGGACAGGCAAACGCGGATTACTCGCCCTACTCGACGGACGCGATCGGCGACCACAACCCGGACGGCACGT